CAGAGAACAAAGAACCTCCAAACATCCCCGCAACTCCCAACATATGGAAAGGATGCATAAGGATATTATGTTCCGCTTGAAAGACAAACATAAAGTTAAACGTCCCTGAGATGCCCAACGGCATACCGTCAGAGAGACTTCCTTGTCCGAACGGATAAATAAGGAATACCGCAAAGGCGGCTGATACTGGTGCTGAATACGCGACACAAATCCACGGTCGCATTCCTAATCTATAGCTAAGTTCCCATTGTCGTCCCATGTAAGCAGAGATACCAATGAGGAAGTGGAAGATGATGAGTTGGTATGGCCCTCCGTTATAGAGCCATTCATCAAGCGTCGCAGCTTCCCATATTGGGTAAAAATGCATGCCGATGGCATTGGAACTGGGGACAATCGCTCCCGAGATGATGTTGTTTCCATAAAGAAGAGATCCCGCTACTGGTTCACGGATCCCATCTATATCAACGGGAGGAGCAGCTATAAATGCAATAATAAAACAGGTTGTCGCAGTCAAAAGACAAGGTATCATTAAGACTCCAAACCAACCGACATAAAGCCGATTATTTGTAGATGTTACCCAGTCACAAAACTCCGGCCATCCCTGTAGCAGAGGGGAATCTAACTCCCTCTGCTTTATGGCAGTGCTCATGATGATTGGTTATTAAAAGATAATTAAGCCTGTTAGATGGCTTAGCATAAGTCTACATGGGCTAGATAAGCTTATGATCCAAAAGTATTCCTAATCCCTAAAGTAATCTACCTAGTCCGTATATCACTAATACAAGTACGAGACAAATGACCTACAACGCTGATCAGGAAGCAATAAAAATCATTTATAAAGATGAATTTTTCGCTAAACCTGAAAATAAACATAGACGTGATGAATTAATAAGAGAAATCCTTAAAAACCAAGTTGAAACAGAAAATAAGATTATGAACGCAAAAAATCAAACAACAGAATAAATCTCCAAGTCTCAGATTCATTATGTGCCTCGTGCCATTTATGGTCATCAAATGCAAATGCTTTGCCAGGTTCCCACTGATAGGTAGTATCTTCAACTCGAAGCCAGCAAGAAGATGAGTTCTTAGGAATGATTAATCCTAAATGGCCACGAAAAACATCCTCATCAATGTAACCCTGATGAGGCTTGATATGTGTGTGAGGAGCTAAAGCTGAAAACCCAGCAGTTCTCAATCCGGGAATCTGCTCAACTAGCGCAGTTGTTTTTGGGCACAACTTACAGTTCTTTTCATTCTTTTTACCAAGTGTGTAGAGACCAAAAACATCCCATTTCCCTACATATAGTTTGGTATCAGGCCATTCTGTGAAGTGATCAGTGTCATGCTCAACTTCATCAAAAAGTAAATCATCAAGCTCTTCAAGTATGTCTTGCCAACTCCCTTCTAGTGTTTCTAAAAATGGGAATTCCACGGCAAGACATTAAGAGCTTACCCAGTTTAATCAGACTGCTACTTTGCGATCTTTAGGTTCGTAATGGTAAACAATGCCACGATAAGTATGCTTCGCTTCACCACGAACACGCTTAAGCTCGCAATCAGAGCTACTAAGTACTTCGGGCTTCTGGTAAGAAATGCCTCTGTAGGTTAAACGTTTGCAGGTCATAAGAGTGTCCTCTTGTGTGAGTCCTCTTAATTATACATTTTTTGTAGCGATCGATACAGTTTATAGTGATACACCAATAGTTAAGAAAGTATTAAGAAGCTGGAGGGGAGCAGCCCAACCGCTGTCTCTCGGCAAGGCCCTTAATTTAAAAGCGCAGGAAACAGTAAAAACCGCGCTTCCCTCCAGGCCTGACACTGTTCTTCTCCGGCCCACCGGATATAATACAATTACTATACTTTTAAGAACTATTAAATACTTAGACCCACGAGCATCGCCAAATAAATGGCTGAAATTTACACTGCTCGATCTTCTGAAACAAGATACAGAAGAATCAAAAAAAGCATTGGAATGGGCTCTACCAGCAATGGCTAGTTGGCTAGAAGCTGGCTTAATAGATCAGCTGTTTGCGGAATGGATAGAGCAGTACGTCCATCTTCTAGAAAAACCCGAAAACAATCAAAATAACGAAAATCAGCTGTGTTTGCATATAGATTCTCAGGAATAAGTCCCTCTATCTTGAAATGTTTTCTCACAGGATCGTGCATAAAAGGAGGACGATACCAACGAAAAGCCTTACGCTTAGTATCTAAAATCCACTCTGGATGATGTTTATGCCAGCGACTCCAGGCATGGAACTGTCGATCTGGATCCCCGGATGTGCAATCTAATTCAATAAAATCACCTGGCTGAATTACCCAACGTAAACGTAAAACTTCTTGAAATCCTCGACGGATCGCTTTCATTCCAACTTTACCCGTGAAATGATTTTTTATAGATCGTTTCCGTTTATTAGATCGATCATTCCACCAATCATTTAACTGACGACGAGACTTACCAACAGCAAAACCAACCTTCCAAAAATAGTGGCCGTCCTCATATTTGTACTCAGGAGCAACACAAACTTTACAAAGTTGATCCTCGACATAAAATGTAGAACTTGTAAACTTGCGGCGTACTCGATAAGTCATCGTGGAAGAACTACTAAAGCTAATTCAATCAGATCCTCAGCTCTGGGAAATAGTTGAACAACTAAAACACCAAGACGAAGAACCTGCTGATTTTTTTCTCAATGTAGCAAACATGCTAGCAGTCGAATTTGAAGAATTGCATAGAACAGATTTAAGCGACAAGCTCGCAGCTCTGTTCGGGGGTCTACCAGAACCAGCATTCAAAATGGTCCCACTTCTTATTCATATCGCATTAGACATCTTTCTAATGAGAGCCATACCCAATTCCGACGCAATAAAAGATTGAGCCATGCAAAGCGGATTCGTATTATGTGACCCTGATAATAAAAAAGTACTGTGCATTTCAGGGGATAAAACACGTGTAGAACTTGTCGACATTAACAAAACAAACAACCTAAATAAAGCGCTCTGCTTGCCAGACCTAACATCGGTTAAGAATATCTACGAACGATTCAAAAAACTAGATTTAGTTGAAGAACTTGATATAGTAAACATCGCAAGATTATATAAAAACCGCTACTAATACATGCCAAAATACGTATTTGACTGCGAGACCAATGGTCTAGTTCATGAATTAGACACAGTTCACTGCTTAGTACTTCGTGATATAGAAACTGGAGACGTCATCAGCTGTGCAGATCAAAAAGGATATGAACCAATATGCAACGGTATTCATTTATTAATGCATGCAGACGTACTAATCGGACACAACATAATAAATTTTGACTTCAGAGCCCTACGAAAAGTTTACTCAGACTTCAAAAAGAAAAAGAACTGCGAGCTCATCGATACACTTATTCTCAGTCGTGTCCTATGGCCAGAGTTAGAGCCAATCGATGAGCAAAAATTCTCACACATTAATCCTAAAAACAGGGGAAGACATTCTCTAGGAGCATGGGGAGACCGGTTAAATGTTAATAAAACCAGCCTCTCAAACGAGGGCGAAAATAAATGGGATACATGGTCAGAAGAAATGCAAAAGTACTGCGAAAACGATACCCTAGTCTCATCAGAACTCTACAAATACTTCCAATCTCAAAAATTAGACCTAAGATGCCAAGAATTAGAACATTCCTTCGCAATTATCATGACATTACAGGAGAGCTTCGGCTTTCCTTTTAATGAAAAAGCTGCATATGCTCTAGTTAATACCTTAAAAACCCGACGCACTGAAATTGATGATGAATTACAAAAAGTCTTCCCACCAATCACAGAAGAAAGGATTTCTCTTAAAACCGGTAAACGACTTAAAGACAAAGTCACTACGTTTAACCCCGCTTCACGTAAACAAACTGCCGATCGGTTACGAGAACATTATCCTGAGATTAGATTCAGTAAAACCGAAAAAGGAAACGTTAAACTTGATGACGATGTCTTGGAACTTCTGGGTAAAAAGTATCCAGAAGCTGCTCTCTTAGCTGAATATCAATTACTTAATAAAAGGTTAGGACAGATATCTGAAGGAAAAGAAGCTTGGTTAAAACACAGTCAAAAATATAAAGACAGTAAAATTCATGGCTCAGTAATAACAAATGCCTGTGTAAGTGGAAGGTGCAGCCATCGAAGTCCTAACATGGCACAAATACCACGAGTAGGTCATCAGTTTGGAGCTGAATGTCGTGCACTTTTCTATGCCCCTAATGGATGGTTACTAATAGGGGCTGATGCCAGTGGTCTAGAACTACGTGGACTTGGTGCTCAATTGGCGTACTTTGATGGTGGAGAATATGCAAAATTAGTTAGTACTGAAGGCTTTGATATTCACACCCATAATGCAAAATTATTCGGAATATTTGATGGGAAAGGAACTATTGATAAAAAAACAAGAGAACTGGCAAAAACTTTAATTTATGCTGTACTTTATGGCGCAGGTGCCAAGAAATTAGGGACAATACTAGATGTTTCATTAGACGAATACAAACAACAAGAACTAGGACGAGAAACTATTAATACGTTCTACAAAAACCTACCAGCAATCAAACAGTTAAAAGATAAAGTCGATGAACGTGTCCTACAACGTGGCTACCTCACGGGTATAGATGGTCGACATTTACAAATAAGATCGAGACATTCTGCGCTAAATCAACTACTTCAATCTACTGGCGCAATTGCAGTCAAAAAAGCAACATGCATCCTATATGAAGATTTACACAAAAATGGACTAAAATGGTCTTGCCACTTTGCCTTCGTAGCACATATCCATGACGAGATCCAAGCACTCGTTAAGCCACAATTCGAAGAACTCTATAAAAACTTAGCAATCGATTCATTTCGAAAAGCCGGTGAGTTCTATAACCTAAAATGTCCTTTAACCGGTGAAGCTAAGGAAGGTAAAAACTGGATGGAGACTCACTAAATGATAAACAAGAAGCAATACCAAATCAAAGCACGATGGTATTACATTTTCTGGTCAATTATGTCAGCTTCCGTAGTAGCTGGACAAATCTATGTTGGAACTGGCTATAGAGAAATGTCAGAAACGATTAAACAGGCTGTAATTCGTTTTGATCATCCTTTAAGCGTTCCACACAAACGTTGAGACATGTCTCCTCTTCATCGTCTAAATAACAATGAGAGATACACTCAAAGTAAGTTTCAACTGGATCATGTGTGTTCATTTCCACACTTTACCCTACTACCTATCAAAAAGTCACTGAGTAAATCTTCTCAAAAAGAGATAAATGGACAAACATGACATTCCAATCTTAGGTGACTTTTACACCAAAAAAGAAGTAGATGCAATGATTGCAGCTGCTGTTGAAGAAGCTAGAGCGATCGATGCTGAATCAATGGCACAACATAATTTCAAAGCCACAATTATTAGTATTATTCTCGGATTTATGTGTCTTGCCTTATTCGTAGATGGATTACTTCGTATACTAGGTATCATTCCACCATTCATGGATATCGACGTTAATATTCTGGACGATATAGCAGAAAAAACTAAAGCAATTGTAGAAAAAGATTTAGCACCTATGTTAAATAAAATTCCTAGAATTTAACTAAAAAGAATCTAAAATCTTATTACTGAGCCAAATAATTAAATAACTGCTGTCGAGTTTCAGATGGAAGAGGCTCTGCGAAATTCCCCATTACAGGATTAAAGCCACGATTAGGCATAACAGCGGACTCACCTATATCAAAAGTCACTTCTTTAGTAATAGGATCAACTAAAACTTGAGGAACACCAACTACTTGATGATATGAACTTGCGACATCAGCTGCCCTAGCCCATTTCTCTAATTGACCTGGATATGCGACCTGAAGACTTGACATAAGTTCACCTTATATATTTTAAAAGGGAAGTTGACCCCAATTAGGATCACCTACCTGAGGCATGGGTACAGAGTTTGATTTCCCATCCACAAAAAACCCAGGATCATATTTAGCTCCCCAATTAGGATCACCTACCTGAGGCATGGGTGCTGGCATATCAGGTCTATGGCCTGGGAGAGGCTCAAGCTGACCAGTCAACGGATTCTCCCACCTTGGAATCTCACCCATAAACCCAGCCATAGAATCACTATCTCGTGCAACAAGAGAACCTTGAGAAAGCCATGGATGTTGAGGCCTCCAGTTGGGTCCTAAGATCTCATCAAACTTAGGTCTTAAAGCTCTGCCTCTATTAACAGCATCCTGTTGCTCAGGACTTAAAGGGTCGCCAGGAAGCATTATATCTAATGTAGCTACTACGTCAGGATGCAACATATCAACTAAATAAATTAATTACTCTTGTACATTTTAAGTTATCCAAGTACAGTCCTGATGCTCATCTATATCTCATGCCGACCCAAAATCAAAAAAGCGAACGTCTTGAAGACATGTCTAACGAAGAGCTTACAGAATTACAAAGCGGCTTCCTAGACTTGCGTAATCATGCCGATAAACATCTTGAAGTAATATTAAAAATCATACAAGATCGCCTCGAAAAAAACCTCATCAAATAACCATGAACATCCTCACTGCATGCGCCACATACACAGGCCACGTACAAACTTTCAATGGCCTTGAAGCACTTCGTTTCCTAATCCCAGATGGTAAAGATAAAGATGGAAAATCAAAAGACATCCCAATCTTCGTCATCCCTAACCTCCCCGCTGGTGATAGCTGTGCAGCAGGAGCATACGAGATAGGCACAAACCTTCTAATAGAAGGACGCGTCTACAAAAGAAATCTAACTAAACAACAGAAAGATGAAAAAATTATTGATGACAGATTATATGTAGTACCCACATGTCCCCTACAAGTAGCTAATAAAGCTTTAAGAAAAAATCGAGTCGATCTAGCTGGAGGTGTCGGTTTTATAGAGCCACAAAATAGAGATGACGTTTTAAATTTTGGCTTAGTATGCTCTGGACAACCTCAAAGACGTCTAAACGTCACACCAGATAACAACGGAGTTGCCTTTAAAATTTCAGCTTGGAATGACGATTGCAACCGTTTAAAGCATCTTCTTTACCAAGGGCGACAGATTGCACTAGGAGGAAAACTCAACTTCAGAACCTACCTTAGTAAGGAAGGAATACAACGTTGCGAATACAGAGTAACAATTAAAAGTAATCAAACTTCAGCATTCGGTTCAGGTAAACCAAAAGAGAAATCAACCAGGCGAGATCTGGACAGCCTAGACGGAAGAGTCGATACCACAAATAAGCCAGGAGTCTTTGAATCCCCACATCAACAAGCAATTGCAAAAACAACAATAGATATTAAAGATCCTGTCAATGATGGGATTCCTTTCTAAAATTCCAACTTAACGCTATCCTTTACACAAATACCAGAAACTATGTCTGTACTTGACCGTTATCTTGACACTGAAAAGTATCAAGGAGAAATTCGTCCTCTACCAAAAGCACTCTTCTATCAAAGATTCGGAAAACATGAACTATGGATAACAGACCAAGATGCCGATAAAGCTGGAATTGATACTAAAAAAATTAAAACCCAGCCTGACGCTCAAAAAGCAAAAAGAAAATTCGGTAGTGGAGCAAGTGGTGTCACTAAAGATGGCATTGTCTTAAAAACCCCTAGGCTCATGATCATTCGTGGTGCAAAATATGATGATCCAGTATTTTGGGAAGATAAAAGACCAGAAGAACAAGGAAAAATATATGGACAAGTTGGAGTTATTCCAAATCTCTGGGAGGAGTGGAATAATGATGACAGCAAACCAGGTGACCCACCATTTAGAAAGCGTCGCGTAATCCTATTCTTTATAGTTGATGAAGATGGGGTACCTATTCACAAAAAGCCAATCTCCTTAGCATTACATGGTGGCGCATCAATTAAATTCGTCGAACGCTATCAGCAATTCCTAGAACAATTGGAATCAGCATTTAGTAAAAAGTACAACACTAAGTCAGCTGCAGCCATGAGTGACTTACAAGCTGCTGCATCAATCTGGACTCCCACATTCGAAGCAGAGGAATATGGAACTGATGCTGGATCATCAGCAATCACAGTCGCCGAATCATGGGTAGTACCTTCTCCAGATAATCTGGAAGATTTCTATCCGAAAAAAGAAGAAGACTTCAAATACATTGAAGAAGTCTTTGAGTCCATACCACCGGCACTCGTATATAAAAGGTATTTTGCAGCTTGTGAAGATGAATCACGATGGCATTCACTAGTCCCTGGAGCACTAGATAGCTTGAAACTCCCTGAAGCTAGAGATGTAGGGCCAACAATAGGGATCCGAGATGAGACCGGTGCTCTAGCAGGTGGACTCAAATAACTCTAAGTGAAATATGAATGGAATGTTGACCCAACCAGTCCAACGACCATTTTGCGTTTAATCAGTGAACTTGAAGGTGCCTGGTATCTATTGAACTGTCTGGATCAACCGGAAGATCTCGACACAATAGATACCTTGCGCAAAAAGTATTACAAACTTTATTTTAGAATGATTAAAAAACAATCAAGTACCTAGGCTACCTTTTGGAAGATATTTAACTCATTATCTATTCCAAGATCTACCAGGTTGGTGTGGCCATCGATTGCCTGTCGATCGATTTGACTGCATATCATACCAACCTCTGTCTAAACCACCGGCAAATCTTGCAGGAACAAATTCCCTTAAATCTTGACCACTTGATGTAAGCTGTTCTCTCTCCCTCCTCAACCAATTAGGTACCGGAATATCCTCATATATCATATCGTAATTAAAATTATCCTTATTACCTTTACCAGTACCTCCATAATTTCTCATAAGATCTCTGGAATTCCATTGATCCGTTGAATCTTTTCTCCATCCTAAACCATGAGCGTCAGCCCATTTTAATTCATACTTTGTGCGATCTTCATCAGACATCTCTCGATAACGTTCAATCTGCTTTTGTCTGTCCTTAGTAGGACCACCTTTTTCATCATCACGGCCTAATAAATTTCCCATAATTAAAATGGCATATTGTCTCTCCATTCCATACCTTTGCCACCCGGATGGAATCCAAACTCTCTAGGATCTCCTCTCCATTCCATACCTTTGCCACCCGGATGGAATCCAAACTCTCTAGGATCTTTCGCAGCAGGAGATAACAACCGACCACTTGCCCATTCCAAACCTTTGCCGCTCGGATGGAATCCCCATGCTCTGGGATCTCCTTTTCGTCTCTCCTCTAATGCAGCCATTTGTCTCTCTCTCATCTCCAGAGCTGCTTGTGGACCCCTCGTCAAATTCGGACGCTCCCTTAACTCTCTTTCTTCAGGAATAAAATAAAAAGACTCTCCAGCAAATCTTGGTTGATTTTCTGACCATCTAGTAACTTCCATCATCAGATCCCATATCTATTTAAAAGGTGTGTTAGGTTTACCAGGCTTTGCGATTTGGGTGTCTCGGATCCCTGAAGGCAGTATCTCCACCACGGTATGGCGGAGCTGGCCACGTTTCCGGTGATAGCCAAGGATCATCTCCAGCGAATCTTGGAGGTGCACCATAAGGTCGTGGACCTAGATCTTCTCTCATTTTCTGTGCGTCCTTCGTCATGCTTTCTGAGGAGAAGGGCATTATCGAATCTAGACTTTCTATCTCCCTTTTCGACATCTTCCTAGATCGAGCTCCCATAACTCCTTACCAAAACAATATTAAACTAGTATTCTAAAAGATATCCTCCTAAGACTGAAGATGGCACAAGAAACAATGCTTTATTTCATTATGACAAGACTCCTATTCATCGCCATTGGAGCAGGTCTAGCAGCAACTATCGTTGGAATTATAGGTCTAGCTTTACAGAGTACAATAGAAAATGAGTGACTATCTCTTTGATGACAATCATTTATTTGAGCCCGTGAAAGAAGAATTATCAGAAAGCGCCATAAAAACATTAAAAAATAAAGGTTACATTTGGGATCCTCATGAAAGTTGGTGGGTACGAGTTTGGACTGCCAATGAAGGAAAAGAAAAAATCCTAGAATGCTATAGCCGAAATGGAAAGAATCAATGGTCAAAAGTAATGGTCAGTGAAAAAGGTTATATTTTCTATGAAGAAACCGTTGACAACTTAGAATGAGCCTTATCAGCTTTAATAATCAACTTCTGCGCCTCTTCTCGAGTTAAACATTGTTCGGCCTTCACTGCAAATTTCAATAACTTTTTATGTTGCTTTTTCTCGTTCATTCCTGACGCTGTGTTTTAGTAATCTCATGTGTTTCAAATTGTGCCAATCGTTTAGCTAAGCCACGAATAACGACCTGTCGATGTATACAGATTTTTAATAGATTCATAGCACCTTGACGCAGCTGCTCAATATCTTCAGCATTCTCAATCTCTTTCGAAACTGCTGTCAAAGTAAACTCATCTTCTAACGTTGGGTCAAAATCAATAGGATCAAATGATACTTCCACTAATCGAAAAGAAGACATAAGAAACACGCTTATAATTCAGTCTATCTAATGTTATTGACAGAAAACCAACAAACTATAAAATTGAACTATATCTTTTCATAAAAAATGCCAAGAAAATCTGTATGGGAAAGCAATAATGCACCGAGAGAAACTGTACCGAAGAAAACCTCTATTGGACATGGCAGACGAAAACGAGGCTCCTTCCTATGGAAAAGTAAAAAAAAGTATAGAGGTCAGGGAAAATAATGGCTGATCCATTGACCTACACAACGCTACTCGAGAATAGTCACCTAATCGAGCTCTCCTTAGCAGAGGAGGAGCTTGATGATGATGAGAAAAAAGAACTCACGAACATCTGGAACTCATTAAAGTCCAGACAAGAATCAAAATTTGACGCCATAATAAGCCTAATAAAAGAGTGTGATAGGCAAATTAAAACCCTTGATAGAGAAATTAAAGACCTAAAAAATAATAAAACTCACTGGGAAAACAAAAGGAAGTGCATTATTAATATTATTAAAGCAGCTTATGAAAAGGATTTAATAGACTCTAAACCAACAGGAGAACGATACCAAGCAACAATCAAAACTGTTAAGTCAAAACTCGTAACTAACTATGAATATTGGACAACTAATGAGAAAGAAGACTTCTCCTTACATAAAAAAACTACTGTTACCGAATTGAAAACTAATAAGTTAGTCTCAAACTACGAAGAAGATCTACCTAATAAAGAAAAATTACAAAAAATATTAGAGACCCAACCAAAAAAAGCACCAACAAGTGCCCACTTAATTCGAAGAGTATCCCTTACATATGGGTTAAGAAAAAGAATTAAAAGGGGAGTATAAAATCTTGATTAAAAAATCAATCAATCCTACACTTGTGTGTAATCCAACTTCAGAAAATACCCTAACTGCGTATATTGAACAAACTAAGTTCAATATTTGTAAACAATCTTGGACAATTCGCTTTAGTCAAACTGGTACATTTGAATTCCCAGAAAGCTTACTTAAAAAGCTTAACTGGGAAATCAATAATGAAATCAGTTGGATAGACCAAGAAAACGGTACATTCACTCTTACTAAAATCAATTCGAATTCACATGGATCCTCGGAGAAAGAGAATGCACGACACAATCGAGCAAGCAGCAAGGCATCGCGATGAGAAATCTGAATGGAAATTAATTCGACCAAAGCGCCCAAGCCAACAAGATATTGCAGCAGCTCAGCCAAAGCCAAGTCCAGATCTAACCTCAGAGGTCCACTACAACTTATTCGACCGGTAAAGATTAGGGCAGATAATCTAGTCCTGTTATTAGGATTAAACCGTGAAACAATCGAAGAAAATTCGCTACCGAGGTGGCCCCTCTGAACTACTTGATTCGATTATCTTTTCAGGTTACGAAATAAAAAGTTTAAAACATGGGAATACTGGACATACTCTCTATAAATTTCCCAGTAAAGCCCATGATTGGGAAGAATGTTGGACTATGGACTTACAAACAGCCAAGACCGGAATTTTAAAATACCAACAACATTTGAAAACTGGAGATAAAAAAGAAGAGTAAGACACCCGTAGAATCAAATACACGATGATGAACAAAGTGACAACAAACCTAATGGATGATCTGGCAAAAGACATCCATACCTATCTCCTAGAAGTATCAACTGATTTCGAAGGAAACCACCTTGTCTTAATACCAATAACAGAGGTCGTGAAAAAATTTGGACGTAATCACAGAACTATTCAGCGACGGATTCATGCTCTAAAAGACGAAGGTCTGTTGACACCTGTAATCAAAAGAAACACTATTGCTCTCTACCACATCCGTAATCTAGAGGATTAACTATGCCTGAACATTCCGCCCCTAACCCAAATCTCGAACACGTCAATTTTTTACTCTCTTCTTTCACAGATAACGGAAAATCCTTAAGAGATTTTTCAGTTAATCCACAAGAGCTATCTATTACAATATTAACGGCGGCTTTACTTGCAAACTCAAAGCTAATGATTGGCCCTGATGATGCAATTAAATCAGCTTTTGACATCCACGCACGGATTCAAGCTCACGTGGGACAATTTCAAAATATGCAATTTGCAGCAAAAATTGAAAATTGCTTCACTGAGAGACCACCAGAAGTAGAACATGACTAATGAACACTAAACCAAAGCTAATATTCCAAACCGATAAAGGTGGAACCATTCACACTTATCCAGTAACCGGAGGAAAAACAACATTCGAAAAATATTTAAGCTGCTACACAGGAACCTGCGAATTCTTCAACAGCATAGAAGAAGCTAAAGAGCATTTACTTGAGATAGAACCTAAGAAATAGGCAAGATTTAGGAGGGTTATTCTCCTTGCAGCCTATGTACAAGTTCGGTGCCAAATAACAATCTGGATTACCGCTCTAAAGGAGATACACGATTAACAATAGATGGATCGAGACACTATAAAACTCCGTATGGTGATCTCCCTTCAGTCACAACTATTCTCTCAGCTACATCAGGAAATAAAGCTGCATTAGAGAGATGGGCTAAGAAGAATCCTGGTGGAAGAGAAGCTGCTGCTGCCAGAGGGACAAAAGTTCACTCATTAATGGAAGAGTACCTCTTAGGTGTCAATAAAAATCCACAAATCGATAACCCAGAGATAGCAGAATTTTGGGATGGCTTATCGGAAAATCTTGATAAATTAGAAAATATCTTATGGGCTGAAAATCCCGCTAATCCTTACGATTATGAATGGACAATGGGAGGGGATGGTATATCTCGAGTCTGGCACCCCGGTATACATGAAAATAAAAACCAAGGTTGGGCAGGAGCCCCAGATATTATTGCTGAATACAAAGGACAATTAATACTGGGAGATTTAAAAACTAGTAATGGACCATACTACTCCCGTTGGCCAGGTTCTGAAACACCTAAAGGAGAATATGGAAAACGTCGGGCTGGATTTGTAAAATATACAAAATGTCAACTACAACTAGCAGCTTATTCACTAGCAATAGAACACACTATTGATCTGGTACCAGAAATCTTCATGACTTTCGTAGCAACCAGGGAAAGTGTTCAAGTTTTTGCAATTCAAAGCTCGACAATCGCTAAATATAAACAAAAATGGCTAGATACAGTAGATAAGTACTACAACGAAATCTTACCCGCACAGCAAAAAACGGAAGTTGAAATGGAAGGAATAGACGGTGACACTAAGGAACATCAATAGACAAATGCATGCCCTATAAATTAGAGTTGCCCCATATCTAGCGCATCAGTTAAAACCAGCTACCCTATTGCTGGTGTATCACCTGATATACGAACAAAAAAAACGTGCCCATAACATCTCCCGAATCAAATCAATCCAATAATCATCTAACACCAGGAGAAATTAACCTTGACCTAATACCTCAACATTGGCCTCTAACACCCCTAAAAGATAAAAGAGCTTACGTAGCTGGCTGGGTCTCTCAACCTTACTCTATAGACCAAATTCGTAGGGAATTAAAGGCAGGTAATGCAACTGGTGTAGGACTCATAAGCGGGCAATGGTCGAACGAAGGAGGACTCCTTTGGATAGATATTGATGGTCCAGATGCAATACCGAAATTAGAAGAACTAGGTGGTGGCCCACTCAACGAGATATTTCCACCAACATTAACTGTCTCATCTGGAAAACCAGGGCGACAGAGAATGCTCTACAGCGTACCAATACAGAAAATCCCCATGTTGCCAGATAAAGCAACAATAAAAATTGGGATACCTTCATTTGAAATCCTTTTCCGCTCCAGGCAAGGAGCAATTATGGGCGCATGCCCAAGTACAAAAGGATATTTCACTACCCCTCACGGAGGATTCGAATATGCGAAAAATCCTCCAGAACTTCCAGAATGGCTATATCAGGCAATAGCAAAAGCTTTCCCCACTAATAAATATCGGAAAACACCAAAATCAGGGATAGTCACACAGCAAGTAAATCTAAGTTATGAAGAAGGATCTGAATATCACAAAGAAGATTTAATTAATGAAGCAAAGATTTATCTTGATCACCTCAGCATAGATAGAGCAACCGACTACGACGAATGGATTGCAATAGGTGCAGCACTTCATCAGCTTGACGATACATTATTAAAAGAATGGATCGACTGGTCTTCTGAAGCTCCTAACTTTGAAGAAGGGGTATGTGAACAAAAATGGGAAACCTTTGAACGAATACCAGGTGGGCCTACACCTGAAGGCGCTGCTGGCATTCATACCCTAAGAGCAAAAGCAAAGGAGGATGGCTTTGTAGACTTTGGTGGGTTTGTAGTTGAGTCTTCACCAGAAGTCTTAGCACAGCGTGCTAAAGCTCTATTTAAAAATAAAAATGAAGAAAAAACCGATATCGAAGATATAAATAAAGCGCTAAAAACAATAATAGGAAGTCCTACTAGTGAAACAAAAAACAACGTAGAGCAAATAATAAAAAGCAAAACTAAGCCAAAAACTCCGCCAGCTTCAGAATTAGCCACCTTTGTAACCGGAATGGTAATCGAATGTGGATGGCGATATGATCCTAAATTTGACACTTTCATGTTCTATCAACGAAGTAAAGGAACATGGAGGCGTGAAGAATACCGAAACGAATTCAAACACTTCGTACAAGACCTCTTTATACATGAAAGAATACCTACCCCCGGAGGATTTACTTCCCATTTACTAAGCGACGTTGTCAACTTAACTCAGGCTTATATCACTCATACCTATTGGGATGATGATGACGATAGACTTGCCTTCCGAAACGGAGTGCTTGAGATCAGTACTAGCGAATTCTTAGAGCATAACCCTGAACATTTTTTAACCTGGGGACTTGATTTCGATTACGATCCACACGCTGATCCTGGCCCCATTATCGCGTGGCTGGAACGAACTCAATATGGAGACAAGGAGAGAGTTCAAGTACTACGTGCATGGCTTAAAGCGTGTCTTATCGGTCAAGGGCATGAATTACAACGTTTTCTAGAAGTCACTGGCCCAGGAGGAATGGGTAAATCAACTCTCGCAAATCTCTGCTGTTCCCTCGTTGGTCCAGGCAATTATGCCACTACAACAATGAATCAATTAGAACAAAGTCGATTTGAACTAGCCTCAATAAAAGGAAAACGATTAACTCTAATCAATGACTCTGAGAGATACGGCGGATCAGCTCAGATCTTTAAAGCCCTAACAGGCGGTGACAATCTACGATTTGAAGAAAAAAATAAAAACGTTGGAGAACCCTTTGTCTATACAGGAATGGTTATGGTCTGTGCCAATGAACCAATCCAAACAACAGATAACACATCCGGGCTAACACGTAGAAGGCTAACAATCGAATTCAATAGACCTTTATGGAATAAAAATTCTGAAGCAAAAGAGATGATTAAATTAGAAGATGGAATCGTAAAAGGCTTATGGAAGAGTTATTTACCTGGTTTGGTGAATTGGGTTCTGGAAATGAAAACAGAAGAAATGAGGGAATACTTATTAGATACCTACGAAAAAGTACCATCACTACGCAGAACTCGAAATGAAATCCTATTAACGAGTAATAACTTAATAGAGTGGCTCCAGTCGGAAGTTGTACACGACCCTAATGTTGTAACTTCAGTCGGCAAGAAGATACCTGCTGCAAAAGATGCAAAAGAACGCTACTGCAACAGCAATTATCACCTCTATGCTAGCTACTGCTCATACTGCGAGGACACAGGATCAAAACCAGTTGGACAAAAACGCTTCATTGCCCTACTGCTGGACTGCTGTAAACATCAATTAGACCTTAAAGAAGTTAGATCATTCACTAAACAAGGCCGTCCATTCATAAAAGGATTGGCAGTAAGAACTTCAGATCAAAAACATGAATCATCACCCACTATACTGCCAGAAAATAAATTGGCATACTGAAAACCCTTCCTACATCTGGGGTTTTCAATGTTAGTGTAACAATGTCTTATTACTTTCTTTGATCAAGGAAACATGATTAAACCTATTATTTTTCTAGCAGCTGCTTCTTTAGCTGCTCCAGCTGCATTTGCTGGTGGCTTCTATGCCAATATCGAATCGAATGCCAACTACACTGGCGACCAGTACGATGACCGTACAACAGACTTCCATCTGGGTTATGAAGGTAACGCAGGATCTGTCGATTGGTATGCCCAAGGTGGTCCAGCTGTCGTAGCTGAAGAAGACGAAGATTCAGATACCAGGCTTTCTGGAAAAGTCGGTGCAAGCTTCGCTGCTACTGAAAAACTTGACTTCTATGGAGAATTAGCAGTAATTACTGCTGAAGATGAAGATGATGACAAGTCATGGGGAACCAAACTTGGAGCTACCTACTCTTTCTAAATAATCTCTAGAAACAAAAAAAGCCCTGCTAGTCTCATCTAACAGGGTTTTTTTAATGAGTTACCAAGCACTACCTAAAGAGCTGCATATACGAGATAGCCCCATAGCAGGACAGGGTTTATTTGCGAAAAAAGATATACCTCCAAAAACTCATTTAGGAATGTCTCATCTAGTAGTAGATGAAACGCTGTACCGAACACCACTCGGAGGATTTATTAATCACTCCGATAACCCAAACTGCACAAAATATTGTAAAGATAACTTCTACTTCATAGAAACAATTAAACCTATAAAAACTGGCGAAGAACTTTTTCTAAAATATACTTTTTACACAATAGATAAGTAATATCTTGAAATGAACATAGGAATAAATACCTATAATTAACAAAACTTCATATAAAATAGATGTATAAATTCCTATCACAAACATGACTGTTACTACTGAATCTGGCGGACGTCAGAATATGTACGCCAAAGAGCCACAAATTGCCGTAATGACAGGAGAAAGCTCCTACGTTGAAGCAGCTGAAAAAGCTAATGGACGTTGGGCCATGATCGGATTTGTTGCAGCTTTAGGAGCATATGTAACAACTGGCCAAATTATCCCCGGCATCCTGTAAGATTAATCCGATCCTTGATCCGAGTCCAAGGGTCTGCATGGCTACTACCCCACTGGTGGTTCGGTGGGGTTTTTAATGAACGCTTTCGCCTAAACTATAGATAGTAACTGCTTCTGAACTAGAAGTTTTATTTGTCACACGTCCTAAAAACTGCCTAGTTTTTGTCGCTGCAACGGTATTTGTATTATCACTATCGAGAGTCACACCAGAGCCACCGACTAATGTCATAGCATGAGTAGCAGAAGCCTGATTCCTTAAAGTAATTGTAAAAGTAGTCCCAACTTTCACATTTGTGCCTAGCTGAGTAACAATATTTGCTGCTGTTGCTGTTGTCACATTACGAGCCGCAGAAGGCGTCATAACGACAAAACTATTAACAGATTGAGCGGCTGATAAAGCAGTAGCAGAGTCAGATGCAGAAACTAACTCTAAACTTGATGTGACAGTTCCTGGAAAAGTAAAATTACCACTATTTGCAACTTTAGCCGGACTTACAGAACCATCAGATGGAGTATTTGAATCAGTAACATCACCTTGAATTAAACCCCAAAAAGATACACCAGCACCAGGGGCACTCGTAAATGTAATTTGAGAAGCAGCAACAGTAAATGCTGTCCCTGGCTCCTGTAAAACATTATTAAGTACAATCCATAACTGATAACTGCTGCCAGGGGAAGCAGCTGAGCTTGATACAGTCAGATTAAAAGTAGTTGTGCTCCCATTGAAACCACTGGAGATATCATCAAGAACACGATTCTGCCCTAAAACCAGTTGTCTACCTATGTACGCCATTTAGATAACAATGAAAAGAGATGAAAAGGTAAGTCTCATCTTACCAAGGTACTGCTCGTTTCTGTGTAGGTGCTTTTGACTCAGCTATTTGAGCTGCAACCTGTGACTCGTAAGTCGTCGTATAACTTCCTATCTTCGCTTTCGCCCAAGAGATTGCATCAGCTTCAGTAACAGAATCATAAGCAGTAAAGTCAGCTGGATCAGGAGCGGCAATATCAACTGTTCCATATACACGTCCAAGATGAACAACAGCTGAATCACCACTACCAACTGTCTCAGAGTCGGTTATCTCCCAGTGGATAGTTTTAATGACGTCAGAAAGGCTCCCTTCTGTATTAACAGAATCCATAGCCGGAATATTCCAAGTAACAGCCATACGTCTAATTGTTTTCTTTTTTCTATTGTAAGATCACTAACCCGTTAACTCAGACGAATACAAGGTGTTATCCTGACTCCAGAGATGCTACTTTTGCTTCAAGCTCTTCAATTTTTTTAACAGCAGCAGATAAAGTTGTAGCCGGTGTATTTCCTTTTGCAATCAATTCATCATATTTAGCTTTAGCAGCAGTATAGGTAACTTTAAAGTCTTTAGGGTCAGTTGAAAATACTGCTTCATCCTTATCTACTCCACCAGTTACACTGGTAATTTCTTTATACCGTGAGTTATATTCAGCTTCTGTTAAATCTTTTTTATGAGACGCTTGCATTACAAATCTACCTGTTGGATGTAAAGCATGGATAGCTTCAATATAGGATATTCGTTTTTCCATTAGCCTATACGCTCCCAGAAGAAGAAGTTTCTGCCATTTGCATCATTCTGTATACTAGTACCAGTACTGTCTACACTGCTTCTAAATTGGCACATAACATCATCAGCTCCAGTGGCTGGATAAATCCATTCGACGTTAACTGAAACATTATAATCACCTTCTGCTTCACCAGATTCAAATAACATCTGAGCATGTCCATTACCATAATTACCTGAGAATCTAGCCTTTATATAACCGTTAACATCCCATATTCTTACTCGTACATTAGCTGAGAGCCTATACGTACCAGCTGCCGGTAAATTCCAAGAATAATCAGCATCGATTGTTGTCCAACCATCATGAGGTACATTTATGTCACCTTCAGTACTTCTTTCTTTAACCTCCCAACCAGTACCATCTGTAGATGTGAAACAAGCAGCATCTACTGTTCCATCGCAATTTACTCTGAAAGTATTTGAAGTTCCAAACCACCCTTGGAATAGAGCATTACCAGCAGCACCACCATTAGCAGCACTCTTACCTTGAACGCCAAGAACACAAGCACTATCAACAGACTGAAATGCAAAGCCAGAAGTAGAATTACCACCTGATTGAACACCACTAAGTGATTGAAGTTTTCCGTCTGATGCGATGCGTAGTCTTTCTTCTGGTGCTGTTGTACTACCACCATCCTGAGTTTTAAATATTATGGCGCCATCAGGAGTTGTATCTTGACATACTGCTTCTATCTCTGCTTTTACACAAGCACCAGCACCCGAAGCATCTGAACTATACCATTGAACTCTACCCATACTTTGACCAGCAGCTGCGCTTGTATCAGTATCAGTAAATCTAAGAATATTTTTTGAACCTGCTGTCGACATCTCGGAACGCATTTCCATCATTCCATCTTTAGTTATACGGAGTCTTTCGGAGCTCGCATTAGTATCACCAGTATTGAAAATTAATGCATTATTTCTGCCATCAAAATAGATGGATGCTGTCTTATGGCCAGAATCTAATATAGATTCATTACCACCAGAGTCAAGTTTTATATTTTGTCCAATTAATGTATAGACTCCATTACCATCTTCATATTGACTGAAAGTAAAGTCATTAGCATCAACCGCGCTTTCTATTGCAAATATTGGAGTTGAACTTTCTCCAGCAGGTAATGCTAATCTTGCATCAGGAGCAGTTACACCAATTCCAACTTTACCATCATCATCAATTACTAATACATCAGAATTACCACCACTTGCAAATTTAATTTGTCCATCACTTTCTTGGTTAGTGATGTAAAGATCATCATCAGACCACATAGAAATATGAGTACCATTGGCCGCAGCAGCTCCAGTGGCTCCATTAGTTAAGTGGATTTGAGATCCAGCAGAAGAACTACTTGTTTGATGTAAATGTAATGCAGCACCATCATAATTAGAAGCTGAAGCAACTGGAGCAGTTGTACCAACACCTACGTTTCCTTTGGATGTGATACGCATTCTCTCTACTGGGGAATTACTTCCATCAGCAGTAGTCCAGAATGCAAGCCGGCCAGGTATATCATTACTGCCTGGAGTTCCATCAATTTCACATGTAATTTGAGCAGCACCAGTTAATAAGTCAGTTCCATCATCAGCAGCAAAACCTATTATTCCTATGTAATCATCATCCTGAACAGCAGCATGAGTACCAACGGCTCCACCTCTACTCTTACCAATTATGAAATGAGGACAACTAGAACTATTAACCCAACGAGATAGTGTTATTGAAGAACCGGAATAATCTGTCCCTGCTAGTTCTAAGTTAGTACCATCACCGTTCCAAATATCATCTCTCGCACTTGTAAGCCCCACCAACAAACGACCGCTAGTGTCAATACGCATCTTTTCTGAGTTATCAACTTTAAAGGCCATATAACTATTAGAACCTGCTGTGTTAGCATCAGAATTAAATACTAAATTATTCCCATCATCCATTGTTATTAGGGCATAACTGGAATTAGTCCCATAATGGAATTTTTGCTCAACTTTACTATTAGCAGCATTTGACAGTTCAATACCATCTGAAGCGGTTTCAAACTTCTTATCTGCATTATGAAAGAGCTCTACATTTCCATCTGAATTAGCATTAATAAGCCTTTCTGTAGTTCCGAATTTTTGAACAGTGAATAATCCATCAGTCTGTACGAATAAATCTCCTCCGCCGTTATGGTTTATATAACTATGATTACTATCATGTTCAATCGTTAGATCCCCACCCGCTCCAAATATAGCTTTAGCACTATCAGCAAATTCAAGAGCATTATCTGATTTATCCCAAACAACATTATTAGAAGCACCTGTAAATGTTACGTCTCCATCGTGTGTAGCTCCATCGTCTACATGAACTCCGGTAACATCTGTTCCCGTACTAGTGGTTTCAAACTTCTTATTGTTATTGTGATAGAGTTTTACCGCACCATTCGTATCACACCATATTGCATTTTCTGTACCATTAGTATTAAATTCAAGACTATTATCAGATCTTATCTGTAAATCACCTGTACCATCTTGATGAATATGCGAGTTAGAGCCATCATGGTAGATTTGTAGATCATTACCGTCCCCAAGTTTTATCTTGTCAGAGTCAGCTAAAATAAGATCATCTCTAATCCAGACATCACTTGCTCTAGTTTGTAACTTTATAACATTATCGTGATAAAGCTCTACTGCTCCATTATCTATAAACTTAGCTGAATATTCATTAGCACCTACATCACCTATTAAAACACTATTATCAGATTGAAGGTATAAATCACCAGTATTACTTACAACTAAATCACCTGTAGTATTGGTAATTTTAGAGTAACTACCTGTATGTTGAAGTTGAAAGTCATCTCCTGCTCCAAATACAGCTATAGCACTATCAGCAAATTCAAGAGCATTATCTGATTTATCCCAAACAACATTATTAGCTGCACCTGTAAATGTTACATCTCCATTAATAGTTAACCCAGTAAGAGTTCCAAGACTAGTAATTGCAGATTGAGCAGCACCTGTAACAGTTGCAGCACTTCCACTCGCATTACCTGTTACATTACCGGTTACATCTCCAGTTAAAGTAGCTGTTATTCCTGAACTATTTACTGTACATTTTGTTGATCCTCCAACCTGTAGAAGAATATCCCCAGTGCCAGCATCATTTATAACTGAATGACTAGCATTATGGAATATTTCTAGATCCCCACCCGTTCCAAATACAGCTTTAGCATTATCAGCAAACTCAAGAGCATTATCTGATTTATCCCAAACAACATTATTAGAAGCACCTGTAAATGTTACATCTCCATCGTGTGTAGCTCCATCATCTACAACTGTGCCAGTTACATCGATGCCTCCAGTAACCGTGTCTAATTTTTTACTTCCCTCATAATATAACTCTGCAGTCGTTGCTGTTGTTCTAATTAAATCATTACCAGCGCTATCTTCTATCGTGAAAGTGTCACTCTGTACAATAATCGCACCCGTACCGGCATCAGTTATGTAACTGTTACTTCCATCATGATAAATTTGTAAATCTGAGCCAGTACCAAATGCAGCTTTAGCATTATCATTGAATATCAAATCATCAACTGACTTGTCCCAAGTGACATTGGCAGCATCACCTGTGAATGTTACATCTCCATTGAGAGTAGTAGCGCCAGTAACTGATAAAGGCGTAGCAGGATTGGTAAGTCCTATTCCAACATTTCCCCCTGAGAAATAAATATCATCCCCAGCTGTTACCCACTGTCCACTAGGATCAGCAATCCAAGAAAGTGTCCCACTACCATTCGAAGCTAATACATAATTTGCTCCCGCAGCATCAGCAGCTGGTAACGTATAAGTGATATTGCTAGCAACCGTAGCTGGAGCTTTAAAAGAGATATAATTACTTGAATCAGCATCCGCATAACGCAACTCATTCTGAGCATTAATCTGGATATCCCCAGTTACATTGACACCCCCAGTAACCGTTTCTAACTTCTTACTACCGTCATAATATAATTCTGCAGCAGTTGCTGTCGTATTGATTAAATTATTACCGGCACTATCTTTTACAGTAATAGTGTCACTTTTCAGAATAAGAGAACCAGTACCGGTATCAGTTATATAACTATTACTTCCATCATGATAAACCTCTAAACCATCGCTACTAGTACCAAATACAGCTTTAGCATTATCATTGAATATCAAATCATCAGCTGATTTATCCCAAGTAACGTTGGCAGCATTACCAGTAAATATTACATCTCCATCATGTGTAGCTCCATCATCCACAACTGTGCCAGTTACATTTACTCCTCCAGAAACAGTCTGAAGCTTACTTGAATTGTCATAATAGAGAGCTACAGCACCATCGAGTGTGCAATCTATATAATTCTCTCCACTTGCACTTTCTAAAATAAGATTACTGGCCATGACATGGAGATTTCCAGTTCCAGCATCCTTGACATAGCTATTACTTCCGTCGTGGTAAATTTCTAAATCACCACCTGTTCCAAATACCGATTTAGCATTATCGTTAAATATCAAATCATCAGCTGATTTATCCCAAGTAACGTTGGCAGCATCACCAGTAAATGTGACATCTCCATCGTGTGTTGCACCATCATCTACAACTGTTCCAGTTACATTTATGCCTCCAGAAACAGTCTGAAGTTTACTTGAATTGTCATAATAGAGAGCTACAGCACCGTCAGCTGCGGCTGTGAAGAAAGTCTCACTACCAGCTGCATTAGCTAAGATATAACTATCAGTCCTGGGTCTAATAACTGTACCTTTGAGAATTAAATCACCTGTACCCCCATCTTCGACATAACTGTTACTTCCGTCGTGATAAATCTGTAGATCTGAACTAGTACCAAATGCAGCTTTAGCGTTATCGTTGAATATCAAATCATCAGCTGACTTATCCCAAACAACGTTGGCAGCAGCACCTGTAAATGTTACATCTCCGTCGTGTGTCGCACCATCATCTACTACTGTTCCGGTAACATTTATACCTCCAGTTACCGTCTGAAGTTTACTTGAATTGTCATAAAAAAGAGCTACTGAACCATCCGAAGTACACTCTATATAGTTCTCCCCACTTGCATTCTCTAAAACAAGATTAGTCCCCATAACCTGGAGATTTCCAGTTCCAGCATCTTTGATATAACTATTACTCCCGTCGTGATATATCTGTAAATCATTAGCTGAGCCTAGCTGAAGCTTCTTATTATCTGGGAAATTAAATCCATTCCCATCCATAGTGAAAATCTGGGTCCCACTAGCAGTGAAACCAACTGTTCCACTAGAAACTGAATAGAATCCTGTTAGATTATCTAAACTAAAAGTAATACTTGGTGAGGCTTCACTACCAGAAGGAAATTCTGTACCTACCGTGACATAATCTGCACCTGATAAAATTACACCAAAAAAAGCATGCCCACCAGTAGGAGCAGAGCTAAATACAATATTGTTCCCTAATATTTTAAAACCGGAACTACCAGTCGGATCTGGTTCCTGTACAACATTGTTAACCGAAATATAAATCTGCTGAGTATTAATTGGAAAGGGTACAGGAACTACACCACCAACCAGTAAAGCGAATGATGTCGTACTCCCATTAAAGCTAGAGCTTATATCATCAATAATCCGATTACCTGATTCAGCAACCTGCAGATCATTCCCAATATACATTTGTATTTAGTAACTTATTATTCTCTATTGTATTCTGCCCTTATTTATCTATCTAACCTAATCTACTAAATCTATGTCTGATCAAGATAGCTCACAGTTAAATCAATCGCAGATGCAGTATCTGCACGTGCTCTAAGAATGTCATCAGATTCAAGAACAAGCTTACTTCCAACAGTTAATTCCAAAGATGATCCAGCTGGAATTGGTACACTCTTCAAAAGATAAACGTTGTCTCCACTACTTGGTACTAAATAAACATCTATATTCGCATTAGTACCTGTCTTGTTAGCCGCTAATACGTTAATTATGACAAGCGTCGAAGAAGAACCGGCGGTCACAATATTTGTATCAGCACTAGTCACTGCTGAAGTAGATAAGCTGGACTTAGTTGCTTGTTTAAAAGTATTGGCCATTCAAGCTAATGCTATGGTGATATTGATGTTGTCATTAGAATTGAACAATCCATCCACAGTTAAACTCCCTGTAATAGAAGTATTGCCTGGAATAGTAATTGATCCTGACCCATCTATTGTAAGTCTAGCAACACCACCAGTAACTACAGAAACTTGATCGGCACCAGGGGATATTATTCCTGTATTAGGATCACCTGCAAATTTAAATGCACAACTATTTACCGCCCCTAAAGAGAAAGAACAATTAGTCCCATCTTCTCTTAAAAGAGGAAAACCACCAGCATTAGTTCCATCGTGGATAACACAGACTTGTTTATCTGTATCTACAGTAACCTCACCTGCAGCCCCCGTAAAAAGGCCTGTTTCATTAGATGTGCCTCGCCGGAATTGTACTTGAGTTGCCATACCTAATTTTACGTGTAAGAAACTTACTCTTTAAAAAAGTAAGCTAGGAGTAATACCAAACTCTTCATATCCTAGAGGAGACATATCTGATCCATCTGCAAACTCACCCTGGCTATACATACTTCCAGTAGGAATATGAGTCCCACTTTGACTATAAGATGATGAACCACTTCGATATTCTTTCCATTTAGAAGCCTTATCTTTAGCTTCATCCCAGCCGCCATTAGCCATTACAATGGGAAAATCATTGTCACCCATCGTCACGCCCCGCCACCAAGTTGATGCAGAAATTCACCAACCTTATCTCTTATTCCGATACCCTGAGAAGCAGCATTCATAGGGTTAGTTTTTGCTGCTGCAGCCATATTAGCAGCTGCGTAAGGAGCACTAACAGCCTGACCCTGAGTTGCATAACCACCAGGTAACTTTGATTGACGACGAGGATCACCCAAAGCCGTCATATCAAATCCAGCTTGATCAAAACCACCGCCGTTCATTACTTTATAGACTATTTATATTAATTATAAGGCTATGACTATCTATAATTAACCAAACATTCCAGGAGGTGGAGTCCAGCTACTCCCTTGCCCAATTCCTCCAAGATTCGGAGTCCAGCTACCTCCCACAGGGGCAGCAACAGGAACTACAGGGGCTGCAGCAGGAATAAATTCCCCATGAGTAAAAGGTCTACCATGATCTCTCTGCCATTGTTGATCACCTAAATGTGTTTGCCATCGTTGAGGACCACTAAATGCGCCTGACTGTGCAGCTGGACTGTTAACAGTTGCATCAAGCCATTGGTCACGCGCCTGAATTTCAGCAGGGCTCATTGCTTCCTGTAACATCTGAGCTTCTAAATTAGCCTCATTTTCTAATTGTTGGCCAAGTTCGAGTCGCCTTAAAGCAACTGCCCTTTGACCTCTCCCTTTTCGATAGAAAGGGCTAGAACCTTGCAACTGGTTTAACTCACCGAGAGTCCTGATATTATCAAGACCATGAGATCTCGGTAATCCAATTTGATGCTTAGGAATATCTATAGTTGGAGATATATCACCTAAAGGAACTTGGAATTTAGTACCTGGAATACCGATTGATCGACCAGTATACTTTCCAAGCCCACCAGTTCTTGAATGAACAGTACCTCCACCTACAACAGGTCTAGTATCTTTAAAAGAATCACCAGGTTGACCTTTGACAGGAACCCCAGCTGAAGTTGTCATTCCAGGTGGAATGTATGCGCCTTGCCTCAGACGTTCCTGAAGTTCAAAATCTTTAGTTCCTACAGGAATATTCGACATTCCTCTCGGATTAACTCTAGAATCCGGCCAAAGTTTATCAAAGGCTTGGCCTCCAAGGTAACTACCGCCGAAAAATCCACCAAGTCTAGTACCTGGTACAGGTATAGGAGCTCCTATGGCTGCTCCTAATACTCCAGTTCCATACGAAGCCCCAGCTCTTAATGTTTCTCTTAAAGGATCTCCACCCATTGCAGTTGCAATTGCTGCATCCGTCCCAATAATTGCAGGTCCTGCAAACTGTTTAAGAAATAAACGTGGAGAGATGGATCTAGCAGGGCGAAGATTGGATGAAAACTTACTAAAAGGTTCTAATCTTAACGACCTAGGAGCTATATCATTCACAATAAAATAAACTACGGTGACTTTATAATATTAACATCGGGGAATAATAAATAAGATGACAACTTTCACCCACGGAACAACATTAGAAATCTTTGAAAATAGAGGACATAAAACCCGATTAGTTTGCTGTCCAGGAGGTGGCATGTGCCGCTATGCAAAAGATGAGTATGAAGCAGAGGATTTTGCTCGAATGTTCGAAGAATTTTTTGAATATCATTGTGCCTAGGTATTTGAGTGTCATATAGTTTTCTTTGAGAATTAACAGTCACATACCTAACCCAAAACCATAAAAATATAAATAGGTGTAAAAACAGTAGAAAAAACAGGGTGGGGAAGTCGCCTTTTTCAACCGTCCTCCGCTGAAATCCGTTCTCCTAGAATCGATTTACTATCAACACCCAAGTTCAGAAAAAAAAGGGCGATTTCACTCAGGTACGTATATGTTGTGGATAGGTAGTTGACTGTATACAAGGAATTAACAGTCACATACCTAACCTCACTTTTCTTAGAAGTAAGTAAATAAGCCTAAAAAAAATTGAATTTGGCTGTTGAATGAGTTAGGTTGCTACAGCTGGGATCTAAGTAGTTCACTCCTTGCACCCTACTTAACATGCTTAAAGAATCCGTATTTCTCTACGAAAATCTCACTCCTTACGATCAAATTACGTTCGCAAAAGCATTTCAAATAGCTCTACAGCTATGGGATAAAGATGAATGTTGGTGTATGAAAGAAAAAAATCACAACGTATTTAAAGGCTTCAATACAAGTAAACCAAATCGACTCCTTTATAAAAAGCGAGATGCCAGAATTCTTATGCTCGCCATGACGAATCGTTTCTATAGTGAAGAAAAACCTATTATTGTTAGATCTGGAAAATGTAAATCACAACATTGTCTAAACCCATCACATTACTATTGGGGAACAAGAAAAGACGTAGCCCAAGAAAATATAAATCGTAAAGATAATGGGATTAATAAGGAATTAATAACTGAATTAAGAACTAAAAATAAAGAAGGAATTAACAGTTTAAAGCTATCAAAAATCTATAAAATTCCTTATCATACAGTTAGGCGAATCTGTAATAATGAAACTTATAACAGCATTGCACAAGAACTACAATCAGATAATCTATGGGAGACAACATTAGCGGTCTGTGAAAGCCTCACAACCACATATCCCTTAGAAGCAAAAAAATTCAATCTGACTTATCACGTGACAAACGAACTTGAATGCCCCTGGCATCGACAATCTGAATCCAAACATAAAGGTAACTTCGGTTTAATGGGAGAATGCCTCGACTGCTTAGAAGAAATCAAGAATGGACGCTGTACAGTGGATGTTCGAAATTTCGATTTCCGTTGGTACTGGCAAGTCAAGCGCTTCTGGGATCAAGTTGATATAAGAGATTCAGATCTCTGCTGGAAATGGAGAGGTGCTACCAGGAAGAACAATACAGAATCAACTGCATATTTTCCATCTCCGTTTCACGCAGCAAAAACTCAGTCTGCTTCAAGGATTGCATTCTGGTTAAGTCGTGGCTATACAGGGAAATATAGAATTTTCAGTAAATCTTCTTGTGAATCATTCTGCTGCAACCCAACACACCTTACAATCAAAGAACTCAAAGATTGCCCCACTCCAAATGAAATTGAGAGAATCCGTCTTGCCCATGGAAATATCTTTCAGCACTACAAAGAGAAAGAAGATAGTTGCTAAAGAAAGTTCTGTAGAACCAAGCAATTATCATTTAGGAGATGATAGGCAGTATGCGGCTCTTGTAGCTATAAATGGCAAAGTAACTTTCTCAAACTGGTATGACACTAAAGAAGAGGCTGAAAGAGCAAAAGTATTTTTAGAAGCAGCATTAGATTATGGATCTTATATAACTATGGAAGAAGAAGGTACATATCCTGAGCGCGCTACAATAATGAGAGAAAGATATGAAAAATCCGGTAGAGATGATCCAAATCATCCTATGCATGGATTTTACACTGGATTAGCAACAGAACATGAGCAGATTTCTAACAACAATCCCAAATAACTCAGGATTCTATAATTTCGGAACTATTGAAGCATATCCAACAGGAGGAACAGGGCCTACAGCATATGGACCAACTTCGTATTATGGCTCTGATCCTCTACCAGCAAACACTGGGGATAGTCTGAATGACCCAGTAGATTTAGGTACTTTCCCATCTATATTTCGATCAATTCCGATAAAGAATACACATGGTGGTCTATCCAGAAAACAAACAACTTTTTATAAATTAAAACTACCAGGAGCACGAGCAGTTCAATTTACTCAAGATTATTCACAATTTTCTTATGAAAAGAATACAAATAAGAATACTTTACTAGCTTTTTATCGAATAACTGAAGATAAGCGGAGAGAAGAACTACCTATAAATGACGAAGGCTATGTATATACAGAAAGCGCAATTGATTATTTAGATGAAAATGTAACAAGCGGTGTTGAATCAGAATATCCGACGACAAATTTAGCTGCAGGAGACTATCTATTTCTAATTACAAATGATATTCGATATCTAGAGACAACTTATTCAATAACTCTAAATGTCAATCTTCTCGATTGGGGGAAAGTTATTGATGAAGTTGATGCTTCAATAACATTTGGATTTATAACTGATGTAGTGGCAGAGTCCCTTGACTTTGGAAACGTTTAAGCGCACTCACGAAGATCCTTAACAAAGAACGCAACTTCGGCTAATGCATCATTAACTTCAGTACTTTCTAGTGGAGCAATATCAACTTTAAAACGTTCATCACAGAGACCTAAGAAACCACCGCCGCCGCCATCGTCAGCCAAAGGTGCTCTATCAGGATAGAAAACATCTGGCTTAGGATCTCTAGGTGCAACATAGATATTTCTATCTCTCCAGTCTTCATAGATAGGCTCCCAATCCATATCAGCCCAAGCAGGTTCTCTAAATTCTTCAGTTGGTTGGAATCCAGTAGCGAGTTCTTCATCTCTCCGACTCCGCGCTAAATTATAAGCTCTTTCAGCAGCTGCAACTCTTTCAGAAGGAGCTCTGTCTTGTGACATCTCAAATGCTTCTTTCCCTGAGTAACCTGCATCACGTAATTCTTGTCTATAGTTTCTGGTATCAACTTCATCTTTCTTCTCTGCATAATCTAAAGCTGTTCGAGTTCGATCCTGAGCTTGCTGTAATGGAGTTATACCACGGTCAAAATCCTTTCGCTCAAGATTTTGTCTAAGTTCATGATTCCGTCTCATCACATCAGCCATTTGCTGATATGTTTCTGTTGGAGTTACCTCATGAACAATAGTCGGAGGAGTAGGTGGAGAAGGGACAAAAACAGGTGGTGGAGGACCAACCTGTTCTTTATTTCCATTATGTAGAAGTACTCCATCACATACGTATGTATGTGCACCTTCGACTATTATTTCAACTGAATCACCTGTCCCTAATTTCTCTGAATCAGTAAATTCTAATTCACCATCCAATTGAGAAACTTTATCTCCTTCCTCTAAATCAATTGCACTAAGCCAACTTTTCCTACTAGGAGAATAAAAACGATCTTCTTCTGAACAAGTAAATTGCCTACCTGAAAAGTTGAGATTAACTAGAGGAGATTTAACAATTCGAACATAACTAATCTCAGCCTCACCTCTTTTTAAAGTATATTGATGAAGAGTATCTAATTTATCGCCTATTTTTAAATCTTTTACCGCTTTAGTAACGCCCCCTGCTAAGAGAACCTCCATATCAGGTACGCGAACACCCATTGTACTACTTTAATTTAATCTCTATACTGATTCTATCTGTCACAAATCCATGTAAATGTTGGACCCCCATCCACCCGACAGGCAAGAGTGCCAGAACCAGAATCAATTCAGCGTAAGTGATGGGGCGACGCATAATAATGAACAATATCCTTTCCTTAGAGAGTTTAGCGACCTGATCACTAGATTGTCCAGAAAAGAGTTAGAGCCGTTATTATCTCATCAACAGAAATTATTTGCAACAGCAATTTGGGAAGCAGAAAATTATGGTGGATCGACTAAAAAATGCCGAGATCGATTAATAGAACTGTATGGACCTCATTTTAAGCAAATCTTATCTAGCGAAGAACTAAGAGAACACATGACTCCTATCGAAGAATATTACAGATACGTTCTTCGATTAGATCATAGAAAACAATGGGATAATCAAAAAAAATCCGCTAAACTCGCTTCAAGTAAGGACTCCGAATGACAAATATCAATAAAGAAGAATGGTTAGTCATCTTAAATCAAAATGAATATACACCAATAGAGAGTGATGCCAACCTATATCAAAGTTATAGATTCTCAGAACTCAATATAGATACAGTCACAATAGAAAATTACAAAGATCTACTTGTCCCATCACTCTGCAAACAGATTGAGATCTTTATCCCACCATCAGGAAGTTTCGAAACACCTGATCTCAGACGATATCTAGAGCTGATTTGCAGTTACGAAACCAGTACAACTGATGTAGTGCTAGGACTCTCCTTAGCGGATCAAATTCGACTGACCTTTAGTGATATGCAAACTAGTACAATCTGTGATCGCTACCCTGAAATAAATTTGACAGAAAAACGGCGATATCGATGCGTTGCAGAGTATTTAATACGACAAGAAGAGCTAACCAAGCTTAGGGATAGTAATGGCAAACTAATCAAAAAAATCGGAAATATGCAAAAAGCTGTAGTTCTCTATCGACCGCTACCAAAACTATTAGAAACTCTAAAAAAATCTGGCTTAGGGCATCTAATTAAATCGATACCAAAAGTTGCGAATGCCCCTGTAAAAGAAGAGAAAACTTGATACACTTAATCAGATCTAATTAATTATGACTAATAGACGAAGCAAATTACTCACAAAGCTATTACAAGGAGTAAAAGGAGAAGACGAAGCAAAGCTCCTAAAACTCACAATCGAGCGCATCTGCGCAGATATGTGTGAATTTTATACAAAATTCTATGAAAAAGAAGGCCCAGGGGCCATGGTTTATGTCCCGGATGCAGAAGATGAGAAAAAAAGTATGTTTTATCTAACAGTTGATCACTTAATAAATGCTCTGAATGACTTCAATAATAGGAGTATGAGTGGTGTTGCAGAAGTAATGCAAAAAGCTATAAATCGTGCCGAACAAATCGAACCTGATAAAGAATCGCTATTTATCATTCAAGATCAAGAAAAGATGCAACTTGTGCATTATAAACACGATAGTGAAGGCGCTGATTTTATAAAAATAACGTGAAAAAAAGAAAATTACGATGGTCTGACTATAAATTCGTACTAGGACGAATAGCACACTTAAATAGTGATTGGATAACACCAGCAGACTATCTACCTTACATTTATGCGCTATTAGGTGATGTTGACCTGGATCCTTGTTCGACACATCATGCAAATGTAGAATTCGTGCGTGCTAAGAAGATTTATACGCTAGAAGAAGACGGATTAAACATTCAAGAGCCCTGGACTGGTAAAACCTATCTATTTCCCCCTACATTTGGTCGTTGTTCCTTCAGTAAAGTTCGCGGAACGTGGAAATGGAGCTTAAGAGCTGGTGCATCAGCAAAAGCCCCGTCAGTAATTTGGTTTCGACGACTAGTAAGGGAGTGGAAACTCAGAAATATCCCTGAAGCTCTGTTTTATACGATTTATCCTGAAATGATTAGAACATGCCCTGAAATGTGGGATTTTCCAGTCTGTATTCCAAAAGATCGAGCTAATTTAATCCATGGTAAAAAGCTATTTACCTTAAAAACACCGATGTTTTGGGGTTATTTCATATATTTACCAAATCTTGAGTTTGGTTTCGATCAAATTGAGAGATTTAAAGATATATTCTCTAATTTAGGGAAAATTATCTGTTAAATTGTATTTTTATGAGCCGAATATCGCTATGACAGAAACACAGTTTGAAATCGCTAAGATATGTGACGATGTAAAAGAACTCCTTTTGTATAAAAATGAGAGATATGGTGATTCTGCGTTAAATCCTTGTCGAATATTCAGTAAAGCAAGTCCTGTAGAGCAATTACTCGTCCGAATTGACGATAAAGTCAATAGAATTCATAAAGGAATAGGACTGCTAGACACCGACGAAGACATTATTATGGATTTAATAGGATATTTAGTACTACTTAAAATTGGATTAAAGCGTCAAAAGCAACCTTTAGAAATCTTGCCATCATGCAATACGAAACATTGATAGAAAATTACTCTCCCGCACTTCAATTAATAGATTCACTAGAAATGTTCAAACATTTTGAACCGAACGCGGCGGAGATCCTAGACCACTGGGCTTCTGAGTCCAATAACGAAAAAAGCGACGTAGAACTTCCCCAGAAGGATCCCAATCAAGAAGCTTTTTCTCAAGATACTCAATTGCTTTTAACTGATTGGGAGCCCCAGTATAAGTCTCAGGAAGATTTAGTAGACATCTCTTTACCCGGCAACGATGGGGCACTAACGTGGGAATCTCTTTATCTGCAGCGTAATAGGTATCCAATTCGACACGACGTTTATCTACCATCAGATCACCACCGGACGTCCAAAGACGATTAATATAAGGACTCCATTCTCGGATAATCTTATTCTTACTTGAAGAGGTATTTATTAACTCCAATAAACGACAAGTCTTGAATGAAGATATTCCAATACTATGAGCGAAACTGAGTAATGCTGCTTTTCGATTGGTATTTAGAGGAACTAAAACATATTGTGCCACTAGATCAGAAAATTCTTTCAAGTCTTCTTCGAGTTGGAGGTCTATTTCTTCCTTAGTTGCCTTGTCAACAGAATTAAGCCATCTTTTACCAAGCTTTTTACTTCCATAACCAATCCGCCATATATTTTCGCCATAATCCTTATAAGAAGCATAACGATCCATACCAAGATAAGTACGAGGTAAAGTATGCTGCTTTATTAAATTAATACCTTTTCGAGTTAGGAAAGGATGCTCTTTCCATCTAGTCTGTATTTTCCGTTTCTTATGGGACGACAACGCTACCGCTGTAATTAACCTCAGAATAGCCGTCTAACTTTAATAAAACAATGTAATTTTTAGCTGCATTTGTCACTGTTACCCCAACTACACCCTTACCTTTACCATCACGAGCAATGTTTGTAAACTTTTTATACCCAGCAGGAGCACTTCCCCCTGTATAAGCATCTTCTTGAAAAATTTCCATAGTATTAATTCCACTACTCTTATCAAGTGTCACCTTAATATCACCAGTACCACCAGGGTTTACACGGAATCCGCGGATAGCTTCTCCGGGATTATTTGCTGCAGTAGACCCAAGATAAGTAACCTCAGATCCGGTATCAACGCTTTGCGTATCTAGAGTGCCTTCAATAGTACGAGTAGCCATGGTATTTAGGAAATTTGCTCCATCGTGGAAAGGTTGAACTTAATGTCAGCATCTATGCCATGATCCTTTAAAATATTAAAGAACATCTGGCGATCTAAAGCTTTTTGATGAAGCATTTCAACAAAAGCTTCTTCTAAAGAACTGCGATCAAGATTCTGAATTGCAAGAGAAGCGGCGTGAATTGAAAATTCTACGTCAACTGGAAGCTCTAATGCATCCATAAAAAATTAAAACCTTATATTTATATTACCAGCGCTGAACTGAGGTGGCAATTATTCTTCTAGAGTAGCTATCTCTATGTTTTTCCGTAGTACGTCTGAGAAGTAGCGTACTAAATCCATAGCTTCCACTAAAAAGAACTGCAAAACTGAGAACAATGGCTTCCATATCAAGTATTAATGACTTTATCGTCCATTTTTTCTCGAACAGTATTAGGCTTCTTACCTTTTAATGCACGCTCACCAATATTGACATCACGTTCAGTCCTATGATCTTCCATCTCTTGACCAACTGCTATTGCTCTATCACGTAGAAATTTATAAGGATCTCGACTAGGAGTAATTTCTGGATCAGCCATCGTTAATTTACAAAATAAATAAACTTCCTAACTTAGTTTAGCAAAGCCCCCTCTTCTTCTACTTCTTTGGCAGGATCATAATCGGCATCTTCTAAGAGTTTCAGTAGATAGTAATGAATTCGCCCTGTAACCCAACGTAAATCATCATCACTAATATCACAAATAATAGCGTCAATAGAGAGCTCACGAGATGGGGACCGTACATGCTCAGCAAGGAGCTCGAGTGCACGATATCTATCTTTTGTGAGTTCTCCTAACATGACATCATGCACCCTCAACTACTTCTGGACTGTCCTCTGTGGAAGATTCAGCCTGTTGTTTTTGAATCGCAGCAAACTCAAGAGCTCCCACAACTTTCAAGTATTGTTCTTTCGAACGAGCAACAGCTAATTCACCCTCTCTAATTTGATTTTCTAATTGCTGTCTCTGAGTTTGTAGCTGCTCTACCAAATCAGGAGTAGTCTCGGACATAATTTAAAAATTTATAATATCTGAATTGAGTATAACTCTTCACAGCTTGTATTGCCATATTATTGTTTTCTAAAATTAACCCAACACCAACCAGAAGCTCCTCCACTTGCAAATAATCTTGGATTCATATTTTTAAAGCTATATTGAACATTCTGTCCTGAGAATGGGCTTCTATCAGACCATAAACCATTAACTAGATCCATCTTTCCAAAAGGATCCTGAACTTGCCAATAGTCTTTACCATATCCGGTAATCGCTACAAGATGAGTCCCACGAATGGGATTAGTAACGTCACCTCTAACTAATAAACTTGCAGCAACAGGACGTCCACTATGTAATTCTTCTTGAATATCTAAAGAATCCGCAGATAAAGTAAAGTTCGCATTCATTCCAAATTCATTTAAAGTCTTCTTGTGGGCTTCTCTAGAAGACCCCTTACCATGCTTATTAAGTACTTCTAAATAATCCATAACCCCATTAATACCAGGGGTATTGAGATATTTCAAGCACATAGCAAGAGTAAATACTTGACTATTATTCCATCGATTTGAGGCTTGTGGGTAATAAGGGAAATCTCTTAAGTAGATCAAATCCCTATTAATTGAATAAGGTAATTGACGTTTTTCATCTGTTAAACCATCCCAGTGTTCATCATCAATCCACCAATCTCCTAAACCTGTTCTTAAATATGTATGATTATTCTCTCGATCTAAAACTTGACAGCGACGTATAGATCTAGCTGACAAGATCTCAGCTTTATCATCAGAAGTGAGATCTGACACATCAACTGGTCTTTTCTTTAACCATGTCTGACATCGAGATACAACAGAAACCCATCCCCAATGAAGGTTAGGCATGGAAAACTTTAATGCTGCTCACATATTACAACACTTGAACTACTTCATAAACCTCTGGAAAAATATTTTGTATATGCTTCTCTATACCCATTTTTAATGTTTGAGAACTCATCACACAAGTAGAACATGCACCATGTAAGCGTACTTTAACAACTGGACCTTCGTCTATATAGTCAACTTCTACGAACTCTAAATAACCACCATCAGCTTCAATATACGGACGTATTTCATTTAAAGCTTCATTAACCTTAACTGGATCAAGCTCTTTCTTATCCTTATAAGGATTCATAGGGACACCTTTTGCAAAATAAACTGAACTATTGGGTGGCCATTCCACCGTATCTAGTTCATCTGGTTTCACATAGTATACTTAGTTTTCTCTGAAGGATCTTCAGCCTTAATTACTAATGGAGCCTGCTCAATTCTAATAGTCTGTACAGCAGAATTTGCCGCAGCTTTTTCAATCATCTGCTCCATATCTTTCTTACTTACCTGTCCACTTTCACCATTTGATTTATAAGTTCCATCACCTTTTTTACTCGCTGTCTGGATCCCGAAAGACGCCAGAACACCAGTAAACACGCTAGCTATGAAGGTTGGATCTATCTTCTGTTGGGGTATCCCTGGGATGGAAACATAATTTAATGTCAAGATCCCACCACTCCATGCAAGAACGGTAATTCTGACTGCTGTAGAAATAATTGCAGCCTGCTCTTCTTGATCCGGTAATAGTGCATCTTTGACTTTGCCAAGCACACCTTTCTTTTTAGGGGAATCCTTTTTCTTAGGCTCCTCAATCACATTTTCAGACATCGTATAGTAGCAATACGTATTAAGTTTACCCTCAGGTAAACTTATATTGAATTTAAATATTAATTGCCACTATGTGGAAACTTCTACCGTTATTAATATTACTTATTTCACCAACTGCAAAAGCAGATCTTGTTCATCGGCTATCAACAAGTACTCAACTTACAGTAAATGGAGCAGCAACCGCTGCAGAACGTGTTGGTAGCACATACACAGTTTCAGGATCCAACATAAGAGTAGGTACTGGAAATAGTGATGTATTTGGTGGATTAACAGCTGGAACTGCAACAGCCGCAGCAACAATGAAAGCTGGAACTTATGATGTAAATACCGCAGGATCTGCATTCAGTTTTTCTGAATCATGGACCCAAGGTGATGCTGTACCAGCAATAGGCGCTGGTGTTGATGTTACTAGTGGAGTCGTCGCAGATATGCCAGCATTTGGATCAACAACAACACAATCTGGTGGAGTCGCAGGAACGCTTGCAGGCACTATCACCAGTGCTGGAGTTGTCACTCTAACTGCAGGAGGTGCCGGTACGACAGCAACGGGACAATTTGTTAGTGAAATAACTGTCGGAGATTAAAAAGATCATGAAACAGCTATTAACGCTGTTATTTTTTATATTTATACCTAAAGCTTCAGCAATCCCGGTGGTGCCTAATTTCACCCAAGGAAGTATGACATCCCATACAGAGACAACGTCCAAAGTGACTGAGACGATAAACTCAATGGATTACGCAACTGGATGGCAGTATACTGTAACTGGCACAAATGTTGATCACTCAGGATCAACTATTTCACCTACATCAACAACTGGTAATACCAATACTCTGCAAGGTGTCACAACAACATGGTCGGGCTTGGATCTATCAAACAAACCAGATTGGAACATAGTAGTTCCTGGCAACAGTTTTCAATTTACAGAATCATATCAAGCTCCAGGTTTAGTCAATCAAACAATAATCCAACGAGAAACAGAAATAAGAAGCGTCACCGATACAACCTCTGTCTTCTCCAACTAAAATATCTTTTTATAACACTTTTAAATACAATAATATTTACACCAACAACTGTTTTGGCAGCTGATGTTGGAGGAGTATCAGCGACTGCAAATCCAGTTGCAAACTCCTCAGGAAGCGTTACTAATCAAGCTATACAAGTTCTACAAGGTCCATATATAACTAATACTTATGGAGATGGAATCAGTTGTCAGGGTCCTACCCTCAATATCACGCCATTCTTAGCTGATAGTAAATCTTGGCAGATTCCTAAGGAGGAATATTATGATCAACCTGTCTACGACATGACAACTGATGATGATGGGAACTTACAAAATCCAGGAGATATTCTTTATTACGTACCTACTAGAACTGGTCAAAAAGATACGTTTAATTTTAACTGGGGAATATCAGCAACTGTATCTGTCCCATTAGATGAAAAATTACAAGATCAATGTAAACAATCTGCAAATAGTCAAATAGCCTACAGAAATCAGTTAGTAGCAAATAAAAGATTAGATTTTGAATTAGCCAGGCTTAAAAATTGTGGGAACTTAATGAAAGAAGGAATTCGATTCCATCCGAAATCACAATATGCAGCTATCTGTGCAGATGTAATGCTGACACCTATCCCTGGGAAAGTTACACCTCATACACACTCTATTTCCGCATTGCCCGCCGAAGCTCCATCACTGCCCGATTCCGAGATCTCTGAGCAAGAATCCGCTCCCTCAAAGAAAGTTCCTTCGGCTCCTTCCCAAGGATTTTTTGGATTTTTCCGATCACTTTTTTCACGGCAGGCTTCACAACCTTTAGAAGAAGATCAGCCAGAGGCTTTGCTAGGAGGGCCGATGTCGTTGCCACAGTAGCAATAGCAGCAGTAGTAGCTACAACTTGTGGTGCTGGTAAATATTGCTCAGCAATTCCAATACTTTCATACAAAGTAATACAGGTTTTACCGTCTTTACTTAACTCGAATCCAGATACTTTTTCTTCTTTACTCTGTGCAACATCCCCTATTCGAGGAGCATTAGGTCCTGGACATTCAACTTTTTCCGCTGGTTTAGTAAGAGACGAATCAGGAGGTGTAGGGGGAGGAGCTTTAGGTTGTTGATAAGCCGGAGGTTCTGCAGCGGTTGTATATACCAACTCCTCAGGAGAATAATCCATTGCATTAAAAGATGGATATTCACCATGAGGACATAGTGTCTTAATACCTTTCGGATCTTCTACAAGTAAATTACCTGCTCTTTTATCATCAGGATGCCATTCAACACAGCCTGGAAGGTCAACTATAGGGAATCCTATAGACGTTGTAACTGGAGGGCTTACAACAAGACTAGAGGGGGTTCTAATAGACCAAAAAGGAATCTGATGAATAGTTAGATTCCTGACTTGAACATCAGGAATTTCTTCCACTAAAAGCCAGGTAAACCTAATCCTTTAGGAACCCCAGGAATAGCTTTTACCCCTGGAAGAGCTCCTCCAGTAACACCAGGTAGTTTTGAATCAACTAACCCAGGAAGTGATCCAGTGACTGATTTAAGTACTTGAGACTTAATACTATCAACGAGTTTATCTCGCTGTAAGTATACATATAGACCACTCCCAACAACGGCAAGAGATACGACACCAGCCGACACTGCGATGACATTTACAACTTTTTGCATAACTGACTTAGAAATTAGAATTCCTACGAGAATTATAACAATTGGTGATATTGGAAAATCCTATAAAAATATTCATAACTCAATTAGAATAGAAATAGATCAAAGTAAAAAAGTGTCCACGGAATTAATTGCTGCAATCGTATCAGGAAGTATTGGTGCCTTTGCGGGCTTATCAAGAGCACTATCCAATTTTAATCAGAAATTAGACAAACGATTCGAAATGGTGGAACGTGATATCGATAGCTTACATGAACGAGTCATTAGGGACTATGTTTTAAAAGAAGACCTATTAAGAGAAATGCAAGCTGTACACACAAAATTAGATCGTATCTTCGATCATTTACTTAGCCATAGTTAAATAGCTACCCAAGCTGTAGTCCCTAAATTATACATATAAAGAGTACTAGTTGATTGATTATAATGCAATTGACCATCAATTGGATTAGCAGGATACCCAGCAGAATTAGAAACAACTGCTTTCACTGTCTGCCAATTACTGCCATCAAAAATTTTATGTACCTGTGTGCTGGCAGTATCTAACCAAGATTCACCTTTACTAAGAGAAGTAAAGCCAGCTGGAGAAGTATTTGGAGCTGTAGAACCTACAAATGTAGGACCAACTTTAATTAAACCTGTTGAAGGAGAAGCTGTATTGTCAGCAAAAAAAAGTCCTGGTTCCCCTGCATTGTTATTAATAGCCAGCTCAGCAGCACCAAGACGAATAGGATAAGGCCGATCACGGAGAGTACTAGAACGACGAGAAAGAATTTGTACAGCCATATTTAAATATTAATATAAAGATCAGCATCAACAACTGTATCCTGATCAGTAATAGGACTATAAGTACTACTGTCTATTGTACTGTTGGAAGCTGAATCTTCAACTGGAGTACCATTAATATATTCCCCTGCGTCAATTAATCCGGCTTCAAACTCAGAGGTGTATTCGTCAATAGGCTTATCAACAATGCCGAATTTTATATCTTCTAATAAAGTAGGAGATCGATTAAACAACTTATTAATTAATGTAATCATTCGATTTGTCGTATTAACATCTTTCCCAGTTCGACTTAAACGCCCGTCTGCATCACGTTTTAAACCGTCTGTCAAAGTCATTCCAATAACAGATGGATCAAAATCTGCTATTGATTGAGGTTGATTTCGATTACCAGTAATATCTTTACCTCCACTCCATTTCGTATTTTGTCTTGTCAAGAGCAATGTATTAAAAGCTTCTTCTAGACGTGTTTGTTCCTTTTCAAAAGTTTTTTCAAAATGTACCAAACCTTCCCCAACTGGTTTATCACTTGGCTCTAACAACCAAGAACGAACATAATCGTGCTTTTTTAAATTACTAACAGTGCAATAACCACTAGTGGTACTAGTGAAAGGATAGATAATAACAAAACTATTTGGATCAGGAACTGAAGTAATTGTGTATTCACCAGAAACTGCATTTCCACTCGTAAAAGTGATTTCTACTTTAGTATTAGCCTCTAAACCATGATTGTCAACATCAACTGTTATATTTACACCAGATTGAGTGTACTTCGCTATTAAAGTAATTGGTTCATTACCTTCGTCATGAGTTAAAGCGAACATTGCTGCATAAATATGCTTACACCATCTCAACTGATAATACATTAAACTTTGCACCGAATTTTCAGCAGTATCTTTGTAACTAGGAAGTTGATAAAAACTGTTAATTGTTACAAATCCTAAATCTCTGAAAGTACCTGGTATATCACGTTCATCACTTAAAGTTCCATCAGGTTCCAAAACTTGTCCAGGTTTCGTTGAACGAACTGTTGTTCTTGGAAAGCGTTCACTCCTTAAATCACTATATAAATCATAACTATCCCGTCGAGAAAAATCTTGACAAGAGCATTGCCATCTTAACTCAGTAGTTAAGTAACGTCCTACAAGAAAGCCACGTTGAGCTGGAACCACAGTAGAAGTTTTTTCATCAGCTGTAGTTGCTCCATAACTATCCTTACGTTGGAAAATTATTTCTTTTGTTGTTGCATCTAAACCCTTAACTGTATAACCAACATAATTTTTATAATCCCGACCACGCAGTAACCTACTAAGTGTTAAATTACCAGAAGTGGTTCCACTAGTAATTGTTGTTAGCGTGAATTGAGTAGTACTGGTAACAGTAATTGTATATCTACCAGAAGAGACGTCGCCACTACTAACATCAATAAAGACTTTATTTCCACTAGATAAACCATGGACAGAAGCACAGGTAACAGTAACAGTAGATCCACTTCTCGAATATGTCGAGGAAACCCCAGGATCTTTTTCAATAATACGATCAGCTAGACGTTCGCCTGTAAAGAAAGAAAGTTCTGTAGGCAAATAACGAAGGCGAGTTCGTGTAGTGGTCCAACGTGAATCCCCAAAAGTAGTCGATAAATAATAAGTAACGTTCCCGTCATTTGTTCCTGATGCAGATGTAGTTACAGTAAATGTATTTTGTGTAGTACTAACGATTGAGAGAGTTTCATCAACACCTCCACCGGTTGAAATATCTAACCAAACACTCTCTCCAGGATACAATCCATGATCTTGTTTCGTTACAACTAAAGTAGTACCTGATTGACTATATGTTCCATTTACTGCATCCCCTAAATATCTAACTGCAAGGATTGGTAAACCAAAATCATAAAAATTAAATGCGTCAGTGTCACGCATGCCAACCATTTGCTCACCTAATTCTTGTCGAGTAGATGGAAAAGTGTAAATCCTAGCAGGTATAAAAACACCAGGAAATTGTTGGAAAGTAAAGTATACTCGATAATCCCCACGACGTTGTCTTTCTCCAGCTGTAGACCCCAACATACTTTGGGTCATTGTATACAATTCGTATCCTCTACGCCAACGACTCCATAGAGAATCCTTATTATAAAATCTAACACCACGGGGCGGACCAGAAACTTCACTCCTGGGAACTATGCTGAATGGGGCACTATCATCTATCCCCTTTGAAAAGTTAGATTTAAAATCTAATTTTGATGTAGATTTAAATCCACCAACTCCAAATGGCATGACAATAAATCAATAGTATCCACCTTGTACATTACAATAGAAACCATTAGTTAATGCAGTTGCTCCACTAACAGAGACATATAAAGCTTGACCACGTGAAAGCATTAAACCACGTTGTTTAGGAGCTATTTCATTATTAGCAGATCCAAAATTAGAGCCTGCTTGAACAACAGGATGATTCACAAATGGCAGAACCTCTTTCAATGTAAGACTGCAATATTGTTGTGCAGCAACAGCATCAATACTGGCAACAAATAGAGGAAAGAATTGGTTAATGTTAGTAACTGAACCAGTGCTAACTAAATAGAAACAAAAATCAATTGGATCATAAACACTTACATTACCCGTAATTGTTCCACTAGCAATATTAGGAATCGTAACAGTAAATGTTGTCGGAGTAATGGTAACAATTGTAAATGTCCCATCAATTGGAACAGCACCTGTGTTGTAAGTTGTGAAGTCTAAAAAGACACTTTGACCAACTTCTAAATTATGTCCACCACTAATTGTTATTGTGGCTGTAGTTGAAGCAGCTGAGTATGTACCAGAAGTTGCAGTTTTTGCATCAATCTTCTCGATTACCCGTTTGCTATAACGGAACCATATATCATCAATATAAGCACCACTAATTGAAGTATCTGTTAAAGCAGAGTCAGCATCAAAAACCTTTGTAGCATTACCTACAGCAGTTGGAATTAAACTGGTAGAGAATGCTTGCCCTGAAGCAACAGTTAAGAGCGTCGAAGTTGTCGCTGGACGATCAACCATCAATGGTTGTTTATTTGAACTACTGCTTGCCACGTTTATTTACAGATAGACTTAAAAATCATTATAGCGGAAGGGTTTTTACTTCTCTTTCATTTTATTCTTTTCTTCTAAACGTAAACGTGCTTTATTAAGTGCTTCTTCTCTCTTCTCATTATCATTTTTAGATAAGTCTGTAGCTTTATCCTTTTTAAGAAGTTCTAATATTTCTAATGATTTTCGTTTTTTAACCATAAGGTCTATTTTCGTAAGGATCTAAATTTTCATCAAACGTCTGCCAAGTTGTAGGACTATCTTCTACTTCCCAAGCATCACGTTCTTCTGGAACAAACCCTCTTCCTACTCCCTGAGGTGAATCTAAGTGGCCAGAAAGAAGGCCCCCAACGTCTCTTTGTCCGGCCATACGTGGCGCTCTTCCTTGTCGAAATCTCCTACTTGTATCCGGTCCTTCAGACTCCCAAGGTATCCTTCTTCTCCTAGCACCAAAAAGATACCCATTTCTGGTAGTAGGTTGAACGGCACCAAAACGACCTGCCATCTCTATGCAGCCGCTACACTAAAAGTCACTGTCGCAGCAGTTCCACCTGCTTCACTAACCCACTTTGTTCGAACCCACCTAACAGGTCTATTAGCAACGCTATATACGGTTGTCCCATTAGCAGTTATTGTTTGATTTGCAATTATAGGTGCATAATTAGTACCATCAATACTTCCTTCTAAACATACAATTACATTTGTATCAACAGACGCCACAGTTACTATCAATGTGTAGTCCGTTGTAGAAAAAAGATTAGTATCAGCAACTTTTAATGCAGTACCAGTGGCAGGAGCTGTGAGTGCGCTTCCTGTAGTAAAAATTGTATCTTGAAAATAAGTTACCGCCATGAAAATACCCTGAGCCTATTTACTAGAATAACAGGGGGAAATGTGCTTCTCTCTATTAACGATGAGAGTTCTCAAGAACAAGTCTTGTTCCAACTGCAACATCAGCAGGTCCAGGTAGAGCTTGAATAAATTCAGCACCTTCTCTATTGAAACGATATCGAGCTTGTTCTGGATTTCGATAGTTTGGAACATATAAGTGCAGAGCTAATCGGTCTGTTTCATATAAGTAAATCTGTGTCCAAGTTCTCAATGTCTCCTTAAAATCTGATGTAGAAATTGTCCGGTCAACGTCACCTAAAATACTTTCAACTCGACTTTTAGGAATTGAATCATTATTGACACTACCTGTCATGTCAGTTCGCTTTTCAGCTTCGTCACAACGACCGATCTGTTCAACAATCTTGTCGTACCAGAACGAATCTTGAATATTATTCAATGCTTCCTCGAGACGTGCTAAGTCACCGCCGGGAATTGATGTTAAATTGTAACCTAAATGCCAACGGACTTTAGATTGTAAATACGTATCGAGCTTCATTAATCAACATTAGAACAAGCCTAGTATTAGTCTACGCGAACTAAGTTCTCTTTAAAAATTTCATCCCAATCAACTCGTTTAATACTTCTTAATTGCTCTAACTTTTGGAATTTTTCTCCTGACTGCGAAGTCTGAAGATCTTTAATATCACGAGCAGTTTTAATACCTACACCAGGTAAAGCGTCTGCAATTTGGCGTGCAGATGCATTATTAATATTGACACGTGTATCAATAGGGAATGTTTCTCTAGTAGTTAGCTTGGGTGGATCAACACCATCAGCTGCTAATTCAGCGGTAAGCCTCTCCTCAGTCCGCATCTTCTCATTAGTAGCATCTAGATGCGGAGTTAAATCCTCTTCGTTTACGTAAAGAACTTCATCTTGGGCATCTAAACACATCATGATGCCTTCACCATGCTTAGATATAACCTCTACCAGACCTCCGGTAATTTTGTATTGGTACAACATAAATTAGATCAATAGTCTTTGATTAGCTTACCAAAGTAAATCTTTGTTTTCAACCAGGATGATTAGGATGAGAATTATCGTAAAACAGGAAACAAAAATAAATAAGAATTGCCAGGATAAGCAAAACAGTAAGAGGAATCACAAGTCAATTAGGATGAATACCTCTGAATATACAGCATGAAAAAGCGGGCTATTAAAACCCGCCTTTTCTTTTAAAGAGTTATTTCGCTCTTATTCGTCGTTACCGCCTACCTGAGAAGCAAAATCAATGAATCCTTGGATATCATTCCAGGAAACATTAGCAGCAGGACGGAGATAGTTGACACGAGCAAGAATATATCCTGCACGACCAGCATCAGAGTCATCCTGGCTAATGTATACACCGTCACCAGATACAGAAGTATTGGTAATAGCGTCAACATTATAGATTTTGAAAGTCGTGTCTGCTACGACTTTATACATCATGGAATCGGCTGCGTCAGCACGAGCAATCGTGGAGGTTACAGTTGTCCAGAATGGTAGGTTACCTGTAGTTGTGTCAGCGGCGCCTTGAGCAAAAGCACTAGAAGCAGCAGTAATTGAAGAACTAGCTGCAGCGTTACCTAGAAGCTGAGTAGAAGGAACACCAATAGGAGATCCACTGTTGTCAGGACCTAGGAGCAAAAGCTCACCAGTTGTAGCACCTAAATCAGCTGTTACAGGAGCAGCAGGGAATCCTGCACGATCTTGAGCAGCTGTAGGAACATCCTGGCCAATAGCGATTGAAGCGCCATAGACATAAGCAGGACGTGCAGCAGAAGCTTGTACTACGAGACTGGTACGATCATTACGAACCCTGTCACCAGAACGGCGATCAGGAGAAGGTACTGTAATGCTAAAACTCTTATAAGAAGCTTTATCAGCGCTTAAGTTAGTAACTTTCGCGTAGCCGACAAGTTCAAAAGCTTCAACACCAGGGAGTCCGTAAACACCTTCATCGTTGAAACCAGAAAGCTTATTAATCTGGTTACCTGGCTGAAGAATAGCTCCAGCGGAAGACTTGTAAGTTGCCATTAGTTAAATACCTCCTTACTCAGTTACAGTGAAAGCTGTAGTGATGAAGTCCTTGTTCAAGTTCGCAAAGCCAGCATAAAGCTGCCAAATGAGAATTATGAAACGGCTGAAGTCATCATTATTGTTAATAAGAACTTGAGCGTTTGGACCACCAATACCTACACCGATTGCCTGAGGGCCAAAGAATAGACCTGCAGGAGTGGTTTTAGAAGCGGCACCGTTACCATCACCAATATCGACTGTTATGGTTTTGGCTGGGAAGTTAGTGGATTCGAAGAATCTCACACCTTCAAACACGAAGCCTGCGGGCATAACGGGCTCACCACCTACGAATTGTGCCTGACCGAATTGGCCGCCACCGTAGATAGATGCGTTAGGAGCCATGGCACCCATAAGAGGGTTAGGCTGCCCCATGCCAGGGTAACGTGCAACTTCACGGAAGCCTTGATCGGCACGCAGATCCTTCATCAATGAAGGGTCAGCAATACACCGATAATAGCCGTCTGTGAAGACTGGTACGTGACGCTTTCTAAGACTCTTAACTACTTCTAAAAGGTCAGTTTTTACGTTGAACTTAAAGCGCTCAGAAGCATATTCTGTAGCGGTATAAGCGGTAAGAGTTGTTGAGTTTGTCTTAGCCTTATTGTTTGGATAGTAGTAACCACCCTGAGAATCAGAGGACTGACCACGGGATTCAGTCTTAAATAGCTCATCAAGGAAGACACGGTCACGCCAACGACGATAATCGTCGAGCAATGTCAGCGAACCAATCGACTGATGGAACATATTAAGGTTCCCAGTATCGAGCAGTAGACGCTGAGCGGTCATTAAGGTCTCACGAGCAATCTTAAATGTGCTTGGGAGATTTGTGTTATTAGGGTCAGCAGGACCTGTATATTCACGAAGAGATACAAGTACTTTGTCCTTAACGATAGACCTGCTGTTAGCTGTACCGATGGTTTGATCCTGAGTACGCTCACGGCTTGTCTTCGTGCCAGGGTTACCGAAGAAGCGGTAACGATCTAGCTGAACAGTTTGACCCGGTTGCTTAGTGAAGTCGTGGACAACAACTGGCTCTGCAGCCATCTCCACGATGTAAGCTGGATGAGGGCGGTATAACTCCGCACCCAGCAGCTTCGGGAAATCGTTATCAATAAACATTGGGTTTTTTCAGCGCTATGTAATTTGCTGATATCTGAGAACAAAATCCTCTAAAAGAGGACTAATTCTCTATATCTGGAAAATAAATTCCATTAAAACAATTATAACAATAGTTTATCAATCACCTTATATAAGTTTAACGATCAACTAAGCAGTATTATATGGAGAATAAGATGTGGAAGGCACAACTCCCATACGATGGAAAGGTGTTGTAAATCCGTCTTGAGGTTGCAGTGTAGCTGGAGTAAGTCCCTGTTCTTGAGCAAGTAAAGCCATGACGGCTTTATAATCTAAAGACTTTTTAACTGCTTCGTTAGCTTTAAGTTCGTTCATTTTTTCTTAGCAGGTGGGAAGCCAACAGGTAGTGGTATTTGGGCACCCCTTGGCATAAATTTAGCCATTTGCACTTGATACTCTGCTAAAAACATACGTTGATTAAAAATCGCATTATTTAAAGTTTGAGCAGCAGTTAAACCCATTATAGGGAGCGGCGATCCAGGTAGATTTAACTTTAAATATGAAGAATCTAAATCCGTAGGCATTGCAGCACTAGTAACATCTGGATTTCGTTTCGCAGCGTTATTATCTATCAGTCCGAAACCAATCTGATTTTGAATATCTCCAGCACCAAAAGCTACTAAATTAGGAGATCCAATAGCCCCACCAGAAGTTCCTAAACCTTGAAGGAATGCATCTGCTTTTGCCGCTGGTTTACGCTTTTGTCTTGCCATTATAAGAAGTAACTTTTAAGCAGTGCTTACTATTTAATATTTTACTGTCAATAACTTCTGGAAACTCATAATCAAAAAAAATGCCCTGCCGAGCTTTTACACCAGGCAGAGCAACTTTTAAAATTACTTTATTCCATCACTAGGAGCTTCTGACGGAAGATATCAGGGCTCTGCTGTGCAGCATTCAGATAGCGCCATGCATTCTGAGGATCTCTGTCAGCTGCACTACCGAAGTTGTTCCAGAAGTCAGTTGGATTAGCGCGTCTCTGAGGCTGTGGAGGAACAGGCATCTGAGGACGACTTGGAGCAGTAACGTTAGGCTGTCCAGTAACGTTAGGCTGTCCAGTAACGGTAGGCTGATTTGCAACTCTAGGAGCTGGAGCACCTTGAGGGGCAGCCGCTCTTGCCTGAGCTGTAGGAACAGGATAAGGGCCTTTAGGTCCAAAGAATGCACAAGTGTAGTCAGCGAGAATATCTGGATCAGTCAGCATACGCTCGTAAATTTTGTGCTCCTTAGAAAGCTCACCGAGAAGTCCAGCTGCTTCATTAAGCTTTGAATTGGTCGCGATAACAGCGTCTTCTAACTGACAAGAATAGTTATTAAGAATTGCAGAGGTGTTTGGACCGAAACGATCAATAACGTGAATACTCTCAGGACTAACGCCGTTTGCGAGCAACTGGTCGGTTGTTATCTCCTGTTGCGAAATTCGGGAAGAGTTGCTGTAAGATCCCTGGTTGCTGTTGATCCCAGGCGTATAGGTCTGAGCTGCCTGGTTGACGTATGGGGTCGTTTGTTGGGAACTGTAGCTGGCCGGGTCTATTCCTTGTGTCTGAGGAGACTGTTGACCCTGGAACGGGAATTGGACTGGTGAACTCAGGAGGCCCACCACCTTGTTGAACGCTTCCTTGTAAGGACTCTCTTGTTGTTGGGGTGCCTGGGACACCTGGGGATACGATACTGTAGGGGTTGATTGATAACCCTGGACGCCCATCTGGGCTTGCACTTGGGGCGCCGGTGCCGCCATCGGCTGGGAGGCTGCCACCCATTGGGGAGATGTTCCCACTACCGGTGCTTGCGCTGCGGTTTGCGCTACCGGAGCCGCGTAGCTGGTCGGCTGGGTCTGGGATACTTGGGGTGCCGATTGGGTCGGCGCTACGGTAGCGTCCTGCATAAGTTACCTCTTTTTGTAAGCTCTCGAGTGTTCGGTATAAGAAAGGAGTGAGATCAAGTCTCGGGTCCGCAGCCATCGGTAAATTCGGTTGCTGTGGATGTGGCGTTCTCATTTCCATATTGACTAAGTCAATGAGACTTGAGAAAGCCCTTTGCACTTCTCCAACTATTCTGAACGGATAACCGGAGAGCATTCCCGCGATTTCTTCGTCAGTTTTAGAAGGAAATAAGTACTTCAGTGCTTCTATACTATCAACACCCAATTCTTGTAGGTTTCTACAGAACATAGATTGGTTTAATTTATCTTGTGCAGTGTCTTCATAAACTGGCCCCATCCATCTCCATGTAACAGTTCTATCACCATCAGGAGCTAGTCCTACTACACCTGGAGGTAATTCTTTAAGTTCAATCGCCTCATCAATTGCGACTTGTAATTTCTTTTCATAACGAGCTTTCTGTTTTATATATTTTTCATATTCAACTTCATCGTCAGGATCCTCAGGAGGTATTGGATATTTTATTCCGGAGTTATAGGCTAAAGACTTACGGAAGATCTGTTCTTCCTGGAAAATCATTAACTCAAAGCACTTACAAATACCATATGTATAAAGCTGTAAACACTTCTTCTTAGCTGTAGCACTAACTCGACCGTAAGCAGATTTAATCTCTGTTGCAGTTACATTAGTAATACTTAAATCATCAATACCACCTAAAGCAAGTCTTATCTCACTTCTCAGCTGCTCTGAATAACGAGCCTGATCTGTACTTACTGCATTAGGAGTAATAAAACCGACACGATCTGTAGGTTCAAGATTCGCAATAACACGAGGAACACGATAACCACTACCTGGTTTTCCTATATAACCAGGCTGATTACGAGATGATGGATCTTGTTTAAAAGTAGAACTAGAAAGACTAAACTCAGATTGGAAACCAGATTGACTTGAAATGCTAGGACGTTGAGCTGTATCATCTGAATTCTGCTCAATAATATCTTGTTTTGGTCGAGAAGAAAGTAAAGTTGGATTTCCAAAGAACGATAAATTTGCTCTAATATTTTTTACCATCTCATCATGAGCAATTATCTGAGTAGATAACCATTCAAATTCACCAGCCCCGTCAGTACCAAATGCATCAGGATTATTAAAAACTTCTACACATGGAATAAACTCCATGGTGTTGTCATAAACTTCTTTGTCGTAAGTAGTGAAATCAGTATTTTCATTGTCAAATGATATCTCTTGCTCACTATGAAACTCTTCAATTTCTTGTGGAGTTATACGCAATCGCATATACCGCTTATCAGTATTTAACCCAACACCTTTAAACCCTTTAGAAGACTTAACCTTATAAGGATAAATAATAACTACTTCTTCTAAATCACCCTCTGGAGTATAGTAAGTGCGATAAGCATCTTTATCAAACCAGTAAAGACGATAAGTTTTTTGTGTCGGACGAATATAAAAAAGACCTTTTCCATAAGCTAAAAAACGATCCCATATCGAATCGAGTCTGGCATCTAATTTATTAAATTTTATAACTTGTTGAATAAAATCAAACCTTTGAGATCCAAAATTATCTTGTTCTGGATAAAACTCAACACCCTGACGTATCCCAAACATTTTCATCTGGGACAGATGAGCATTAATCAACATTGTGTCAGCTGACCCAGACCCATCGCGGTTGACTACCGCTTTAAGAAGTTCGTCAAGCTCAGACTTAGTAGTGCTATCGCTCATGAGTATTCAGTAATTAAACTATGCGTCAATGTTGTACCCAGCGTGTAAACGTTTGAGTGTAATAACGTCATCCTCAACTTCAACATCGAATCGTTCGCTTGGCTGAATAGCCATGTCATGACAAACTTCATCGGGAAGCGGAATAACAACAGAACCATAAGCATCCTGTTCAATCTCTAGAGTGTAATAGCTGGTTGACATTAGAAGGTGATCTTTCCAGTTTAAATCGTCAATACTCTAACTCTAGTTTTCCTTTAGACATTAGTCCATTACATAGCCATACCAGAGCATCTACACAATCATCATGAGAACTAACTCCAAAATTTATTATCTCATCTGTTAATGGGCCAAATTTACGATACTTATTAAAAACAATTCTGCGCTGTTCAAATAAACCCATAATTCCCCTAAAACGGGCAACTTTATCCCCTCGAAATCCCTTAACAGCATGCCAAATTAAATTATAAAGACCATGTTCACCCTGGCATATCCGTTTAAAATCAGCTTCTAATGAAGCTTGATAAGCAACGGCTTCCGACCAGATATGAACAGCGTTTCCTGTTGCGAAATAGTTTTTATTATCGTGATGAATAACTCCCCACTCCTCCATCATTTCCATAAGACTCTCTAGTTTCTCTAAATTACCCATAATCCGAAGTCGTTTACAATCAATAATATGAACTTTATTGCCGATGCGACCACCCATTACAAAAACTGTATAATCATTCTGTTCTCTAACACCAGCAGACAAATCAACTCCAACTCCCATAGCATCAAACTGTGTTGAGATCGCTCCTTTAACAATCAGATCAGGTGAAATAGATAATTCACTAGTCTGAACAATCTGATTCTGATACTGAAAACTAAAGGCAATTGGAGCTTGTCTTCTCCGATCACGAAGATAGTCCAAAGACCACATATCTGGCCAATAAGATATTTCCTCCCCTTGTTTATCAACTGTAATAGCAGATTGAATAATCTGCACCCAATCATTTGCAGGAGTAAAAGTGCTGTTATGAATATCATCGTGGCGGAAGCGAGTTCCGAGACAAACTGCTCTACCGCCTTCAAACATCGTTGGAACAATGACCGCATTCCAGTTATCCTCCATTGCTTGACGAATATCCCTATTCTTTATATCATCTGCACTTTTGATCGCATCATCAATAATACATAAATGAGATCGTTTTGAAGTAACAGCGCCTTTTAAACCCGCACAACAAACACTGAATTCTTCTTCACCTGTAGATCTAATTCCAGCAAATTTCCAATCAATACTCCAGTATTCATTAGAATTAATGCCTTTAGCAATTTTTACTGTAGGAAAAATTTCTCTATAAATTTTATTCTCATCAATAATTCTCTTAATTGCGGCACTCTTTGGTCGTGCAACATCAACAGTATATGAAATATATAAAATCTTCAACGGCATCCTACGTAACGCATGAACACCAATTGACCAAGCTGTAAATAAACCAAGTACTGTTGACTTTGCCGAACCACGTGGAGCCAAAATATCTATATTTGGACCAGCAATACCAATTAAGCAGGAGCTACTCTCCCCTGTACATAAATACTTATGCCACTGTATATGATGCTCAGCAGGAGGTTTATTACCAACTACATCACAGAAATATGCAAAGTCTTCACGAGCCCTCTCAATGTCAACAAAAGAGGTTTTTTTAACTACTTGCTGTTTAGCAGCAGCCCGTGCAGTACGTCGATAGACGCTATAAATACTTGTGCCTGCCATTGGCGTAGCATAGCGTGCTAACGCCTAAGATTCTTCTTGTAAAATTTTAGTCCAAACACCCATAGAAGCTTCAGATAATGGTCCTTCAATTGGATCATCCCTAAATATTGTTAACATCTCACGTAAAGCTCTATCTGCGCCAGCAAGAATTAACCCTTGTTTGTCGAGTAATACTTTCTCATCAGTCAGCTGCTTAATTGTACCTCTTAATTCTTTCTGCAACATCGCAATCCTGGCAGTACCCATATCTTGCTTCACCATACCCATTTGAATGCCGTCTCTTAAGTTAGAAATATCTTGCTGCATTAGTTCAATTTCAGATTCTAAAACTTCTTGAAAATTACGTTTTTTAAATTTTTTCAATGCCCATTGATCACAATTCACAATGCTGCCAGTGAACCCGAGAAATCGAGCATACAAGTACATTTGAATCGGACTACGAGCTTGCTTACAAAAAGCGAGAAAAGACTCCCGATCTTTAACGGTAAGACTTTTAAGCCATTCAATCATACACGAGCAGCGGCGCGTGCTTGACTGTAATCCCTATTCTCCTTATAGCGACGGAATTGTTCTCTTTGTTCATCTGTACGACGAGTCTCCCTTCCAGTTTCCCTAGTTAATGCTCTAGCTTCTTGTCCTCTAGTACTTTCTAATCCTCTTTCTCCTGCATATCTCTCAGCTTGAGTCTGTCGAGCCTGTGAACCAGTTGTTGCAGCTGTGAGACGTGTCTCCCTTCCAGTTGTCTCAGCTAATCCCCTTTCTCCCGCATATCTTTCAGCTTGGGTCTGACGGGCCTCCCTTCCAGTTGTTTCCGTTAATCCCCTTTCTCCCGCATATCTTTCAGCTTGGGTTTGACGAGCCTGCGTTCCAGTTTCTCCAACTACTGATCTTTCTCCCACATACCTCTCTGCTTGAGTTTGCCGAGCTTGCTCACCAGTGGTTTCTACTAAGCCTCTTTCTCCTGTATATCTTTCAGCTTGGGTTTGACGTGCTTGCGCTCCAGTTTCTCCAACTACAGATCTTTCTCCTGCATACCTCTCAGCTTGAGTCTGTCGAGCCTGTTCACCAGTTGTCTCAACTAACCCTCTCTCTCCGGTATACCTCTCGGCTTGAGTTTGACGAGCCTGTGCGCCAGCTGTCTCAGCTAATCCTCTCTCCCCTGCATATCTCTCAGCTTGAGTCTCTCGTGCTTCTGCTCCGCCAATCGTTAATCCTTGTGCCTGAGTTAATCGTGCTTGCTCACCAGTTGTTGCAGCTAAGCCTCTCTCTCCTGCATATCTTTCTGCTTGAGTTTGTCGAGTCTGTGCTCCGCCAATCGTTAAGCCTTCTGCTTGAGTTAATCGTGCTTGCTCACCAGTTGCTGCAGTTAATCCCCTTTCTCCCATAAATCTCTCAGCCTGAGTCTGCCTACCTTCAGCAGCTCTAGTTTGTTCAGTTAATCGTGTTTGTGCCCCAGTTGTCTCAGCTAATCCCCTTTCTCCCATAAAGCGCTCTGCCTGAGTCTGCCTACCTTCTTCCTGACGACGCGTTTCAGATAAACGTTCCTGTTCACCAGACGCAGCAATATCTCCTCTCTGTCCTATAAAACGCTCAGCTTGAGTCTGCCTTTCCTGTGCAGCTTGAGTGGCAACAGTTGTCCGCTCTTCAGCAGCACGAGTTGCTTCAAATGCTCTCTCCCCCATAAACCTTTCAGCCTGAGTTTGACGAGCTTGCACCCCTTCTTCAGCACGAGTTAGACGATCTTCTTGTCCAGTTGCACCAATCGATGCTCTTTCTCCCAGGAACCTTTCAGCTTGCAGTTGCCTATCTTGTGCTGCTGCCTGCTCCTGAGTTAATCGTGTCTGTTGTCCAGTTGTTGCAGCAGTTGTTCGAGTTTGGAATCCTTCTTCCGCTAAAGTAGCTCGAGCTTCTTGTGCTTTTGTTCTTTCTAACTCCCGATCCTGTAGGCTAACTGTTTGATATTCAGCCTGTCGATTTAGACTTAACGCGTTTTCAAGATCTTTCTGCTGCCCTGTTGCAAATTGACTCATATCTTTATCGATATCAGCCGCAACCTGC